GTGGCAGGTACAGGATTCGAACCTGTGTAGGCGTAAGCCGACGGATTTACAGTCCGCTGAACGGGATTCGCACGTGTTCGCGATTGTTCGCCGTTGACCGACTGACCTGCGCAAACAGTTCGCGGTTGGTCGCCATTGTTCGGGGTTGTTCGCGCCAGGTTGTGACAACTCCGTGACAACTCGGGCGGTGTCACGATTCGTTGCCCCACGCAACAACCGGGGCGTTAATATTCCGCCCATGTACAGGGGGTTCGCAGGGTTCGTCGCGCTCGTGGCTGTCCTCACCGGCTGCGGCAGCGGCGGAGGCACCGTCGCCAGTTCTAGCGATTCGAGCACCACCAAGTCGGCGCCCGACGTCCCGGAGTTACGCGGTGCAGACCCGACGCTCTCCGCGACGGTGGACTGCGGCGAGGACGGCGTGGCGAACGTCCGCGTCGCCTACGGCGAAATCGATAACAAGTACTTGGTCGGCCGCAACCCCACAACCCAGATGGCAGGCGGCCAAAGCACGTTCTCGTCGCACTACAGCCTCGGCCGCGGTGACGAGAACGTGATGTTCAACATCGTCACGTCACCCACACGTGGGACCTGCAAGACGACCCTCACCGACTACGACAGCGGCGACGTGATCGTGGAGAAAGAGACGTCCGGCAAGGCGACACTGAAAGTTCTCCTCACGGGGAAGGAATGACCATGAAGCGCATCGCATTGCCCGCCCTCGTGCTGAGCGTTGCGGGTGCCGGCCTGGCGGTCGGATTCGCCGCACCGGCCAGCGCGGGCTGCGAGTATCAGGTGTTCGCGCAGTATTGCGACGATCCGGTCCAGCCCGACGGCACGTGGCGGCGGTGCTTCACGTCGTCGCCGCAGTCGTTCTCCGGCCAGTACGGTCAGGTGGCCGGTTGGATCCCGCCGACGGGTCGCTGCTATCCGGTGGATCCGAACAACTTCCCGCCGACGCCGCTCGGCCAGCCGCCGTACCACATCGACTAACGCCCAACGAGACACGGAGAACCATGGGAACGACAGCACGAGACGATGCCCTGCGTGCCGCTGCGCACGCGCGGAATGCCCAGGGCGCTGCCAGCACCTTTTACGAGCGGGAGATGGCGCAGGCGGTCGAGAGTCTTGCTGATGCGGTCGCCAAGATCGGCTTCACGGTATTCAACCTGGACAGGAGCTAGTTGCGCCGGTTCCACCACGCCAGACCGAACGCTGCACCGATGCTGAGCGCGCTGTAGGTGATGCCGGCCCCGACTATTGCCCAGGCGGCGACGTTCACGGTCAGGCTGCCAGAAGCTCGCGCATGTGCTCGATCCCCGGGCCGAGGTCGAAGATGTTGTGTGGGTCCATGTTGGTGACGAACCCGACGCCGTCTGCGATGGCCTTGAACACGTCGATGACCGAGTGGCCGAACTCGGTGAACAGCTCGCCGATCTGCTCAGCCAGCGAGTGTTTGCCGGTCCACTGCCCGCGCGCGGCCGCGAGATACACGGCCTCTTTGTATTCGGCGGACTGGCTGCGTCGCTTCTCGGCGTACAGATCCTTGCGGCGCGCGACCTCTTCGACGCCATCGACCTTGATGCGGAGACAGTTCGGGTCCAGGCCCTCACTGTCTGCGGCCGGCGGATCCGTCACCCACGAGGCGCACACCCCCATCGGCCGGCGCGGGTTGGCCCAGTGCACACCGCCCCGGAAGTTGGTGTACGGCTTCTCCCCGCGCGCCTTGCCCGGTAGAAGAACCTGTTCGAGGTAGTCGGAGGTGACGATGCAGCCCTGACTGTGCGAGGTGATCAGGTAACGGGCATCGGGCGGGATGACCTCGTGGATGATGCGGTGCAGCTCGTCGAACCCGGATCGGTTGTTGAACGGCAAGGCCACGTTGTCGTAGCCGACCATCTGCACCCGGCACAGCCCTTGCTCTTCAAGAGCGCGCGCGGCGAGGTATGCCGGGCCGGTCTCCATGCCGCCGAGGTGCCCGGCAACGGTGATGATCCACGGCAGCACCGGCTCGGGTAGCAGCCGCATCTGCTTCTTGACGGCCCAGTCGAAGATCCCGACCAGGTTCACGTCCGGGCCCGGACGGGACTTGAACACCACCTGGTAATGGATGTTGGACTGCCACTGGCGGAGCGCGACTCCGAACTCAGCGGTGTACTCGTCGCTGTCACCAAGCCCCTGGCCGTAGCTGAACTTGCGCAGTTCCCGCTTAGCCGCGGCGATGAGTGGGTCGCGGTCGCCGATGTTCTGAGGCGGCGCCCAGGCCATCACGCACCGGCTTTGGTGTCGTAGCAGCCGTCGATACCGAGCTTGGCGCCGATGGCCGCGACGGTGTCGACCAGTGTCCGGCCGCCGAGCTGCGGCCACTCGATGCGCAGCTGGTCCCAGACCTCTTTGTCGTAGTCCGGCGGCAGCGCGGGCCCGGGCTGCGGTTCGACGGGCGGGTGCTCACCGGGGAACACGAACCCGTCCAAGTCCTTCTGCACTTCGCCGCGGAACCACCCCATGTCGATGTTGCCCGGGTCCCACTTGCCCTGGACAGCGCCGGCATATTCCTTGTGACCGATCACGTGCGACGAGTCGTAGCCGAGGCGCTTGAGCACCGCGGCCGACGCATCGCGCATGGTGATGATCTGCGCGTCGGGCCAACGCTGCGCGGGGTCGTAACTACCGTCGGGGCGGATGGTGGGCCAGGCGCATTCGAAGCCGATGAGCCGCTGGTTGCCGTTGTTGGTGCCCACGCCGGGATACGAACCCTTCCCGGAGTGGTTGCATGGGCCGACGGCGATGAGATGGCACTTGCCGTCGGGGGTGATGAGGCACTGCGACAGCGGCCCGGCGAGGTCGGGGCGGCCGTCGCGGATCCCGGCGACGGTTTCGCGGTCGTTGCCGGTGTGGTGGATCATGACGCCCCAGATGTCACCCATCTGGCCGCCGGTGCCGCGTTCCTTCCAGTCGGCCTGGGCCACGACGAGGCGGTCACCGAGCGCATCGCGCAGGACGTCTTCGAGCCAGACAGGGTCTCCGGTGTAGCCCACGGTTCCTCCTGGGGTGGTTGGGGTTTCGTTGCTGAGTGCGCGGCGCAGCACCGCCCACGCCTCGGCCCACTTCTCGGCGTAGCGGTCGGGGAATGCGGACTGCTGGACGCGTTGCGCGAAATGGCCGGCCAGCGCGGGGTTGTTGGCGGCGCGGCCGTAGTCGTCGGCCAGACGCTCGAGGAACGTGTTCGCGGCCCGGGACAGCGTCATCATGTCCGCGGGTGTGCCCCACCACGGTTCACCGTTCGGGCCGGGCTGCTGCTGGAAGTAACCCGACGAGCGGTTGTCATCACTCTCGGAGTCGTGGGCGAAGTTGAATGTGGCGGGCACCCGGTTGTTGGCTGGGCACCACCATTGCCGATGCCCGTTCGCGTCGGCGGCACCAACCTCGGTGGAGATGGTCATGAGCGCGATCACCGTCGCCAGCTCGTCGAGGCCGCGGCCGAGGCTGACCGTGTGAACGATTCGGGCGATCTCCTCGCGGGTATGGAGCGGCTGTGCGTCGAACCGTGTGAAGCTCATAACCACACCACCGCGGCGACGTTGAACAGCATGTGGAGCACGTTGTCGGCGATGATGAGCAGCCACACCGAGAGCCACGCTGGACTCTCCTGCGCATACCCGGTTGCGGTATGCGGCGGCCGGAACGCGCGGGGTGCGAGCTGGTTCTTGAACCACACGACGTGCCGGGCCAGCCGGTAGTGGTCGATCACCGCGTGCGTGCCGACGATCACGGCCAGCGCGAGTACCGACTGGGTGATGAACAGGAACGGGAGACCGTAGGTGAGCGCGTGCGCGATCGCTGGCCACCACCGTTTGGTCTTCTCCTGAGCCATCCAATCGGACTGGATCAGGTAGTCGCCGACCATGTGCGCGAGGCCGGCCAGAGCGATTGCCTCCGCGATGCTCACCGGCCACCACCCAGCAGTCCATCGATGGGGTTGCGGATGAGCCGCTGGAGCTGCTGCACCGCGGCGCCGAGCCCGTCGAGCCCTGGGATCTTGGCGCTGAGCGCGTCGGCCAACAGCCGGACGGCCCGGTCGTCCCACGTCCACGGAGTCGCGCTGGTGGCCCGCTCCAACACGAAACGCGTTGCGTCCTCGATGTCGTCACGGTTCTCGGGGTTCTTCAGATAGGCCACGGCCTGCTCAAACAAGGCTTTGGCCAGCAGCGATGCGAACACCGCGAGGAGTTTGTTCACGGCGCGAAAGTAGGCCCGCCGGGTGCAACGACTAGTTGAGCTCAACCCAGTCGATCGTCGGCCCGAACCGGCGCGGCCCGAGCAGGTCCTTGGAACCCATCACCACCACGCCGAGGGACTTGTAGCCGGGCCCCGACGCCGCGGTGCCAGTGGTGTCGGGCCACTCGCCGACCCGGGAGCCGTTGCGGCGCAGAGTGTGCAGGTTGCCGACGCCCTTGAGGTTGATGGTGTCACCGGCAGCGAATGTGCCCCCGTTGTTGAGCATGATGGTGTCGGTGTTGGAAACCCGCCGCACGATCCGCAACGTCGACGAGTCGAGCTGCACACCCACACCATGCGTAAACGCGGTGTTCGACACCCGGGCGAACACCTGAGTCTTGGACAGATCACCAGTGATGGACGGGCCGGAACCTTGCGAGCCGACGCGGAACTCCAACTCGTAGTCCGTGTTCGGGGCCTGCGCGGCGTTGTAACGCTGGCGGCTCGTCAGCAGCGGCAGCGAGATCAGGCCGTCCGGGATGGCCAGGCGGCATTGGCCGTTGACGATGCCGGCCTTGTACGTGCTCGACGGGCCGTAGTCGACCCAGTCAACGCCGAGAGTCGCGGCGTCGGGGCCGTCGAAGCTGATTCGGATGCTGCTCTTGGACCAGAGGATCGTGGAGCCCAGGCACAACTTCTGAAAGTCGATATCGGCCAGCTTGAGCGCCTGAATCGGGTGGGTGCCACCGAAGTTGAGGGGCATCAGTACACCGCGTACATGGTGTTCGGGTCCTTGGTGATCGCGGCATAGTCGGCTGCGGCGATCGGCACGACGGTGAGGGTGATCGGGTCGCCGTCCTTGTTGCGTGCGGTCACAACGCCGGTGCCGGCCTTGTCCGCGGTGACGGCGCCGTTGTCGAGTTTGGCGGTGGTCACTGCACCGTCGCCCAAGTTGACGGTCTTGACTTCGCCGGTGCCGATCTTCGGTGAGGTGACAGCGCCGTCGGCGATCTTCGCGGTGGATACCGCACCGTCCCGCAATTTCGCCGTGGTGACCGCACCGTTCAGCAGCGTGGACGGCGCTACCTCGGCGATCTCCTCCCGGACCTCCGGCGCGAGCCGCTCACCCGCCGGTTTCGACGGGTCGTAGCCCACGATGATCTGGTCCGTCATGCCGCGCAGGTTATGGACCTAGCGTGCACCCAACATTCGTGCCGCCTCCTTGAAATCAGCCGCCACCTCGCCCGGTTCGAACCCGGCCGGGCGAGCACCCTTGTAGCCCTTCGCGTTGACTTGCTTCGCCTCCGCGGTGTCGGGCGCGTAGAGCTGGTCGAACAGTTGGCCCTGCGCGTGCTTGTCCTTGGCGTCATCGCCGGTGTGGATCGATTCGAGCCAAAGTTTCTCGGCTTCGTCAGCGATGTCGTGCATCGATGGCAGCACGGCCATGGGGTCGGCGATCCCGTCGCCGCGCATCCGGGTTCGCAATGTGCGCCAGTGCGTCGCGGCCATATAGGCCAAGGTCATCACTGCGACGTACGGGCGGGCAGTGCCCCAGGTGGCCAACGCGCGGGCCAAATGCCCGATCGTGGTGTCCGGCAGGGTGTCCTCCACCATGGCCGCCAAGATCCGCTCATGATCGGCGGGCTCGATGTGGTTGCGCACGAACAGCGTTGCGTAGTGCTGCTGAACCATCGGGTCGACGTCAGGGTTGACCGACATCGCCAAGTACGGCACCGCGTCGGGCCGGGGCCGGCGGGCCAGCACCGTGCCGACGTCCGGAACCGTGAGGCTCGCGAATCCGCCGGCGTAGGGCGGGACCAGCTGGGCATCGCCCAGCATGTCGTCGATCCCCTTGGGCGGATCCCACATCAGATGGTCACTTTCCCGGGCACCAGGATCGACAGGGCGATCGAACGGCCGGACCACTGCGGCACCTTGGACGGGGCGAACCCGCGGTCCAGCGTGGGGCGTGGCGGGTTGGGCAGCACGGCGGAGGCCATTGTGCAGCCCTCTGCGTCGACGTCCTCGAGCTCAGTCATGCCGTCGGGCGGAGTCTGGTTGATCGGTGCCTGCAGCGGCGTGTGCGCGACGTAGGACGCGCAGATCAACAGTTGCCCCGCGCGGTCGATGCTCGGGCACATGTTGGCGCCGGTGTCACGTTCCCAGAACCGCTTACTCAACGACGACGACACATGCCATTCGGTGAGATCCGTTGAGGCGTCACGCAGAACGATGAGCTGGACGATCTCCTCGGCCAGGGCGCCGGTGGTGAAGTGATACGACGCCGGCTCGGCCGCGGTCGCGATGCGCCAATAGACCTTCATGTGGACGTCGGCGATGCCCAGCAGTCCGTCGTTGCGGACATGCCATTGGGTCCAACCGGTCTCGGATGGGGTGATGTCGGATGCGAGCCCGATGTTGTTGGCGACGATCGCGACCATCACGTCACCGGCCGCGGTGCCGGCGGGCACGTCGACGTCGGTGGGGAACGTGTTGTTGGTGGAGTGCTCGACACCCACAACGGTGGGGAGTGACCGTCCGGCCGGCGGGGCGAACGCGGGGATGCCGTACAGGTCCACCCGGGTGTCGCCGGAGATGAACAGCGACTCGGTGTTCTGGTCGCCGCCGTCGATGGTGGTTTGTTCCCAGTATTCCGACTTGAATCGGATTTGGACGCGGGCGAAGAACGTCTCCCCCGGCGCGACGGTTTCCCAGCCGACGGAGTGCGGCATGAGGGGCGCGGTGCTGGAGTTTTTGCGGACCTCGTGCACACCGAAGCCGGTTCCGACGGCGAGGATTCCGCCCTTGCCGACGTCCATGCCGCCTCCGAACCGGGATACCTCGATCATGTCGAAGCTGGTGGGCGGTGTTGGGGTGTTGAGCTTGTCGACGCCGTGCAACATCTGCAGGTAGCCGCGTGACCGTGCTTGGAGGGTGACTTGGGCGCCGCCCCGGGTGACGGTGCCGTAGACGGCTTGGTGGAGCGGGGTGTTGTTCGTCCACTGCACGTCGACGGTGTGCACCAGCTCGTCTTTGTTGCTGCCGCCGGAGGTGTCGTACGACTTGGACACCGACGGCGCTGTCTTGGTGGCGAGGATCCGGTATTGGGTCCAGGGTTGCGGCTCGATCGCTTCGTCGAGGATCAGGAAGTGGTCGTTGCTCACTGTGCCCCCACCGGTGAAGCCAGCGCGACGAGCCGTGTCCAGCGTGCGTGCGCCTCCATCCGTGACTCGAATTCTGATGGGCTGGTCCAGGTCCCGGGTGTCTGGACGGAGCAGACGTACCGGAAGTGCATCGAATGCTTCGGCGGCAGCACGCCGATCGGCACCATGGCCTGGGTGGAGTCGCCGTCGAGGAACAGCCGGCCGAACAACAGGTTCTCGGCGGATGCTTCGGGCCGGTCGATCTGTGCGCGGCCACCGAACGCATCCTGTGTGACGGACGGGTAATCAGCGACCGGGGAGACACCTTTGGCTGCCGACCAGGCGTCGTGGATGACGACGGTGCCGGGGTTCTGCGCGACGATGGTGCGCGGCGCCCGGGTGACTTGCAGCGCAACGACTTGCGGGTCCGGGCTGTTGTTGAACCATGTCACGTCGCCGTCGATCATCGTGACCGGATCGGGGGCGCGCGAGATCGTGCCGTCCTTGGTCGACTCGAGGAACGCTTCGGCGACGACGCGGGGGAACCAGGCGCGGCGCATGTCGAGCCCGTCGACGGTGCTCAGCATGTACTCGCTGGTGCAGACCTTGATGCTCACTGCGGCACCGCCTGCCGATGACCACACCCGGCTCCGCACACCTTGTGCTTGCCCGCCTCCGACAGCGCCGCGCCGCAGCTCGGGCAGTCCTGTCCCGGCCACATCGGCGCACCTGATCCAGGAGGCGCCATCCATTCCCGTCCTGGCCGCGTCATCCGGTCACCACACTTCCCTGCTGTCCATATGCCATGAGCGACAGTCGCGCCCACGACGCGGCGGCCTCATGCTTCGGGGAGTTCTTGTTCGCGTTATCGCTCCACGGTGGTGGCGTCCAGACGTAGCAGCGGTACCACATCGCGAACTGCTGATTCGGCTCGATCTCGTACGGCACCCACTCGTCGGTGGTGTTGACGTCGGTCCACATCCACTGCTGACCGGGGTTCGGCTCGGCCACGCTGTTGGTGCCGATGTCGATCGCGGAGCCGGTTTGGCCGTTGAAAATGCTGGTGGTCAACGGTTCTGCTGGTTCGGCGTCGCGGGCGTAGGTCCAGCGGTCCCGGAACTGGATCGCGTTCGGATTCGACGTGAGCCAGTAGCGGGGGCCGCGGGTGACGCGGATCAGCATCGTGGCTGGTAGCGGGGAGTCGTTGCGCCAGTAGAGCTTCTGATCGATCAGCAGCTTGCCGGGGAGCGTGATCTGCGGGTACACCTTGCGGTCCCCGTCGGCGGCCATCGCCCGCACGTCCGCCACGAGGCGGGGCACGGCCCACGGTTGCAGGCGGAGTTGGCCGGCGTCGTCGGTGGTGAGGTTTTCCCCGATGCAGACGTTCGGCTCGGTGTACTCCGTGATCGGCACGGTCGGGAGGTTACGGAGCTCGGGTGCGATGCTGGGGTGGGCCGTTGCCGGGCTGCTCTGGGTGATAGCTGCCGGTCATGACGGCCATCGTCGCTGCCCACCCACCCGTGAGCGCACCGAGGATGAACACCAGGATGACCTGGTGCCACCACATCAGAACGCCGCGAGCGTATCGACCTGAGGGATGGGGCGCAGCGCAGCCCAGGCCAGCACGGTGACGACGATCGTGGCGGCCAGGGCGAGGCGCATGGTCAGGCCGGGGTCCACACGCGGGGCGCCGAGTAGACGACCCGAAAGTTGCGGGTGAACTGGTTCGACGCGTTCGCCGAGATAAGACGTGGCAGCATTGCCCGGGCCTCAGCCTCATCGGCGAACAGCGACAGTGTGTCCTGCCAGTACTCGTCGTTGGCCAGCAGCGTGTTGATGTCGTGGTAGACCATATCGACGGCTACCTGGTAGTCCTGCTGGGCCTGTGCGTATGCCTGGGCAGCTTCGGTGTCGTCCGGGTCGCTGGGCGGGACAGGTGGAACGGGTGCAGCTGGCACCACTTCCGGTGGCAGGCTGGCGACTTCCCACGCGACGGCCCATTCGGTTGCCGACATCATTCCGATGGTTCTCCTTATGTCGCGATGGGTGTGAGGCTGATGACGTCGGAGGCGAGGCGGATGATGTCGCCGCTGATGCCTGCCTTGCTGACGGTGGCTTGCCCGGTGATCAAGCAGTTGCCCGCTGTGGGGTGGTCCCAGATGGAGCCGTGGGAGATGGTTTCGCTGCCGCTGAGGGTGTGTTCTGGGTAGGCGGTGATGGCGATCTGGCCGGAGGACGCGGCGCCGAACGTGAGGGCGTAGCGGGTGGCGTTCGATGACGGGTTGGCGGTTCCGGCGGCGCCGGGGTCACCGGTGTGCGCTTTGAAGTACACGATGGCTGGCGGCGCGTAGGTCACGTTGCGAAAGACGTGATCTAGCAGCTTGTTCGCCAGATATGCGGTGATGCCGACGGTCACGGTGCTGATCGTGGCTTACTGGCGTGCATAGAACCAGGCTTGCCCGCGTCCGCCTTTGCTGCCGCTGCTGAATGAATTGCCACCTCTGCCACCTGATCCGGGTGTGTTGGCGGTGGTGGTGGTCGACGCGGCGCCGCCGACATACGTCTGACCGTTGAAAAGCAGATCTTTGTTGCCATTGGTGTTCCCAGATGACACAGCGTCACCGGTTTGCCCACCGCTCGATCCTGTGGGACCGCCAGCGCCGGTCAGTGTATTGCCGTTGATGGTGGCAGTGGTTGCTTGGCCAGCGCTTCCGTCAGTTCCGGCACTGCCCCCGTTGCCGCCGTCACCTACTGTGCCGGTAATGGCGGTTTCGAAGTAGGAGAAGTCGACACCACGTTGGACTGTGTCCCAAGCGAAGACTCCAGCGTTGCCGCCGTTGGCTGCCAAGAACGTAGCGCCTGAGCCGCCCTGACCGCCGCCGAGCACGATCCGATCGATGAAAACGCAGTTGCGGGGAAAGACATAGCTGTAGGGACCGGGGGTGCCGAATTCGGCGCGTGCGGGCAGGCCGGTGCTGGGGAATCCGATCTCGAAGTTGTGGCTGACGGCGACGTTTTGGGCAACAGCGATCGTGCGGATCTTGGCCACGTCGAGGTTGTGGTTGGCGGCGATCGTCTGGGCGATGTTGAGGTTTCGAACCTTGGCGAAGCTCAACGTGTGGTCGGCGTAGACAGCGTGCGGCAAGTCGACGGCCCGGATCTTCTGCAGTGTGAGCAGACCGTTGATGTTCAGTGCGTGGGTGAAGGCCACGCCGGGGATAAGCTTGGCGAGGTTGAAAGCCTGGTTGACGGCGACCGACAGTGCGTGGTCCAGCATGTAGATGCCCTGCAGCCCAACTGTGTTGGTCACGGCAGTGGGTTGGCTGATGTTCAGCTTGTACAACGCTCGCAGCGCCAAGGCCTGGGTGGCGTGGACGCTATGCACGATCCCCAGCTGTTGGAGCGCCTGCAGCTCCATCTCGGTGACCCACGCGACTGTGTGCGCGAAGTCGAGCGTGAGGACAGACCACCAGCCGACGGGCGGCTCCGGGGCCTCGGACGCGACGACGTCGCCGAACCATCCCCGGGGGATCGTGCGGGCGAGCTGGACAAGTTCGTCGGACCACGACATCGGCCGTCATTCAACGGCCCTGACGTGCAGGAAATCGTTCAGCCTCTTAACAAAAGCAAGTAGCTGGTGGCACCATCTACCAGGTGGGGAAATGCACGATCGAAGGGTGCGACGGGGCGCACCTAGCAGAGGGCTTGTGTCACTACGGGGATGGGCCACACAAGGCAAAGGGCCTGTGCAAGAGCCACTATCGCCGGGCTAACCGTGTCTACAGTCAGCGTAGGTTGCCCGCGTTTCATGTCCTGACGCCCGAATCTGTGCGGGAGATTCGCCACATGTACGCGACGGGTAACTACAGCCAGCGCGAGCTGGCCAAACAATTCGGGGTGTCGGGTAAGTCGGTGTGCCACATCGTGCACCGCAAGACGTGGCAGAACGTGGAATGACGAAGGCCCCCGGTTTCCCGAGGGCCTTGCATGGCCGGGGCTAGTGGTGGGTTCCCGACCAGAGGTCGCCGAAGTAGCGATCCATGGTGCGCTTGCGGGCGATCCGCCAGTCCTCAACTGGGCTACCGGCGCGCAGGTCGCTGGTGCGCTGCTTGTGCAACTTGGGGCCATTCCAGGTGGGAGGCTTGGGTGCTGCGATCGTGATCTTTTTCGGCGCGTCCTCGTGAGCAGACCGCGTGGTGGCACCCTTGTCGGTGGGTTCAGCGGCTGCGGCGGGTGATCCCACGAGAGTGATCGCGCAGACTGCGGCGATCGCCGAGATGGCACTACGTAACATGGTTGAGCCTCCTATGGGGGTGGGCCGCGTGGCGGGCCGATGGTTCCTAGGCCGGTTAGCCCGCCACGCGGTGTCTGAGATACACCCCCAGTCTAATCACGTTTGACCAGCTGTAGGCAACGATTTTTGTTACGCTCGTCGGCGTGACAGCCTTCGAGCGGATCGCCGCCAACCGCGCCGAGAGGACGGAAACGGTCGTTCGTCTCGACAGCGAACTGGCCCAGCTCGTCGCGACCGCGATGGACGACGAGGGCCACACATGGCAGGAGGTCGCCGCAGTGCTGCGCGTCAGCAAGCAACGCGTCTACCAACTGCGCGCCGATGGCCGCGCCAATCAGACCACGTCATAACCACGCCAGGCGGCAATCCACGCTGAGTGGTCCTGAGACGAAAACCCAGCGTTGAAGCTGACCAACCACCCCGTTCGCCGAAGCGACGCCACGAGCGGGATGACGGCATTGCCGGTGTCGGTCCAAGTGCACCCAGGGATCGGAACCCCATTTCGATACGCGGTGTACACCGTTCCGACCGCTTCGATTCGGAACACATCGCCCACGCTGACCGTGGTGGACGCCGTCGCACGCGCAGTAGGGGTCGGGTCGGCAGCGGCGTCGAACGTAATGATTCTGGCTTGGTTGGCAGTGATCTCAAGCGCCGCGCCCAGAGTGGAGTTGTTGCGCGCCCGAACAATCGCCCAGATAGGGGGCACTGAAGTGTCCGGAACCCTGGCGATCGTCACCTCAGACGCCATGTTGTTGGTGCTCATCGCCGTCTTGTGGATCCCCGAGGATCGGTTGATCGTCTTGGGTATCGGCAGTGAGTACCCCGGAGTGACCCGCATATGCAGGCCGCCATCTGAGGCGATGACGCCCGTTCGATCGTCATAATCCCCGCTGCCAAACAGGTACCACGCCGATGAACCCCACTGTCCCGTCGAGAACTGCTCCGCCAACTGAATTGTCGGGACCTCGAAGTCAAGCGCTTGCCCCAAGCTGGCCCAGACTCGATCCGCGGCTCGTGTGACACTGGCGGCCGAAACGCTCGCAGGAATCGAGGTTTGGGAAGCTAGGACAGCGGTGGCGCACCGCGGATGAAGCCCGGTGTAATCCATCGCCGAACTCGCCACGCATACGAGCGATGGATACGAACCCGTGCCGGTTGTCAGGATCCCCACTGCCCATAGGTCACCCTCGGAAGCTTGCAGGTCATACGGCATATTGAACCGCTGATCTACTAGCCCGGACCCGGTGAGGATTTGCGAACTCACGTTCCCGAAGTCGTATTCCAGTGTGTACGTCCCATTCGCAGGGTCGATCCGGTAGACCGCTACAAATACGTTTTCTTGCGGGTCGCCGCCATTCGTCATGAATCCGACCTGGTTATAGATCCGGTTCTGCGTTGTCCGCAATGCCGTTAGGTACAACCTTCCGCCGGTGAATATCTTGGCCTCGGAGGCCATCACCCTGGGGAATACCACATCCTCAAAGGGGTTCGGCGACACCCAAAACGGGATGTTCTTGGGGGCATTCATCAGATTTGCCAGTGTGGCTGTGGACTCTTGGGCGATAGCCGCGGTGGTGGAGACTGATGCGGCCGCCGTCTGCACATCGGCCGGTGTCTTGCCCGTCGAACCGGTGGTCTTGAAAATGCCGTCCCAGAACTTATTCCACGTGTCGACGATGTCCTGGCCGAGGCTCGATCCGCCCGCCGTGCTGCCCACGCTGGTCGGCGGGAGCGTTCCTCCAGTGGTGAGGCTCTGTGTCTTCTGCCCGATCGACGTCCACCAGTCCTTGATGTCCTGAATGATCGGCAACGTGGGCACCGTCGCGACACCGGCGAGGATGTCGCGGATCTGCGTGGTAAGCGAATTCAGATCGACTAGGCCGGTGATCTTGTTCATGCCGAGCGCGCCGAGCAGGCTCCCGGGGTTGGACAACAGGGTGGCCTTGAACGTGTCCCACTGCGCGGCAAGCCAGTCGTCCCAATCCGAGATCCCCAGCTTGTTCGCCAGATCCGCCAACGCCGCCGCCGCGTCCGCACCAGCTTCGGCCGCCTTGTCCTGAATCCACGCGATCTCATCAGACAGATCGAACAAGTCATCCCAGAACGTGCCCGACGGTGTCAGTCCGAGCGCCGTCATGATCGTTTCGACCGTGCCCGAAACGCCGTTCCACAGCGACGTCAAATCCGGTACGAGACTGAGGATCCAGGCCTGCGGCATCCCGTCGCGGGTCTTGGTGACCGTGGCGTCGTCCGCCCAGATCGTGCCGCTGGTGGCGTCGACCTTGACCTCGCCCACAACCTCATCGACCGACAGGCCACCGATGGGGCCGGGCACGGTGTAGGTGCCGCCCAACCACACCCAGTCGTCGTCCTGATCCGGATGGTCCGCCGAATCGCCCGACAGCACCGACAACGCCGCGACCTGCGTCGTGGCCAGCAGAGTCACGCTGTCGTCGGTGTTGCGGTGATAAGCCCGCACCGACACCCGCACCGGCGCCGAACTGGCCGCGAGCTCCTCGTAGAACACGTGCACCCCGAGCGGCAGTTTCTCGCCCTGCTCCACCGGAATCAGGTTCGTCACAACGAGATGCGTGCCACCGTCAGCATCGATCCGCGCAGACCCAGGCTTGCGCCGGCCGAACTCAGCGTCCCGGTTGACCTTCGGATCACCCGAGGAGAACGTCGACGCGTTATCGAACCCCGGATCGTCCAACAGCTCCACCGCGCCGTCGAACAGGTGCGCCCACGGCAACGCCGGGATCCTCGACGCCGACACCTGACCAAACAGATTCGCCTGCATCCACTGCCGGATATCGTCCAAGGTGGGCGGCGCATCCGGATCAACATCCGGCATACCCACCGCCGTCGCCAGATCCCCGGTGTTCAACTCCTGCACCACCGACCCGCGGGCCGACAGGTCGATCACCTCCGGCTCACCGACGGCGCCTACCTCCAACGGCTCCGCATTCGGCCGTGTGAGCACCGGACGACCATCCTGCGCCGACAACACCCACGGGCCGATCCGAGCGGTCTGAGCGCGCTCCAGCGCCGTAGTGCGGCGCTCAATTTCGCGCGCCCACTCAGCTTCTGACCGCGGCGAACGCCCCAACCTCGTGTCAGTCACCACGGCCCCCGCTGAACCCGGGTTTCACGTCCTCCAACAGCTCCGGAAGATCGTCCGGCGGCACCGACTCCAAATCCACACCCACAGTCGACTGGCCCTGGGTGCACGTCACCGTCACACCGTCCAACTCCATCGTCGACAACAACCCGAACGCCTCAACGTTCACCCGCGCCGACGGCACCAACTGCCCCATCGACAGCGGCGCATCCGGATGCAACACCGCCCCACGCGGCACGCTGATCGCGTCCCGGATCGCCCCCGAATACCGCACCGCCTGCACCGCGGCACGATCCGCATTCGACACCCCGAACATCGAATCCCGCCGCACGATCGTCTGCAGATTCAACCCACCCATCGGCACCCGCGCCCGCGACCGACTATTGCCGGCCAACAGCAGCACATCGTTGTACGTAGCGGCGCCGTCACGGATGACCGACAGATCACTCAGAAAGTGCTGCTCCCCCAGCGCCGCGACAGGATCAGGCTTCACCGGCCCCAGCAGCGGAATACCCGCCACCACAGACCAATACAGGCCCAGGTCGGTGAGCTCCTGCACCACCTCCTCGACCATCTTCGTGTCAGCCTGGCACTGGAATTCGAACCGGTCCCCGAGCGGGTCATTGCGTGTGATCGGGCCGAGATTGAGACCGTGGTGCTCGATCATCGACGCCCACAACTCGGCCGCCACCTCGGCCGGATCGGCTGAATCCCAACGCTTCGTCAACGGACACCGCGTCCGTGCCCCCAAGCTGGCCGCGTCACGCGCCGACAGCGACAGCCAGTTGCGGCCCTGCTCCACCCGCTGAATCGGCCCCGACCACAACAAATCCCGCTGATTGCCGTCCCACACGTCCACCCAATGCAGCCACGGCGTCAGATCAGGAATCCGCACATACCCGGCCTGTGGCGGCACCTGAATTTCGCACGTCGACACCTCGCGCAGCAGCCGCGTCCACTTCAAATTCGTATAGCCATCAGCCAAGAACTGGTAGAGCTGCACCCCATGAATCGTGCGGACCGACACGATCTGCTCGCCCACAATCCCCGCCATCAGGGCTCCCGGTCGAACAGCACCAGATCGACCTCAAACTCCGACGAGCTGGCAGTCTGAACAGCGAAATCCCAGCATGTTTCACGGTCGATAATCGGCGGCCGCCACGGCGCACCATTCGGAGTCCCCACCACACCAACCACGCGGCGCACACGTTCGTCGTAGTTCGCCCAGAACCGGCCCGTGATTCCGTCCAACACCAACTCGGCCCCGGGTGGCAGGCCGGCGATCTGCAGCGGCCAACGGTTGTCCTCACACCGCACGTCGGAGCTGCACTCCCGCCAGAACGCCTGAAGCGACAACGATGTCTCCCCGACGTTCCGGATCACCGTCGTCACCGCGGTCTCGCGGCAGCGGAACGCGTACTCCATCGTCGGCACCCGGAAGCTGTACTTGTCGATCTCCCCGACCGGCAGGCAGCCTCCGCACACCGGGGGCGGGGTCGTCACCACCGCAATCTCCTCGGGCACGCACGTTGTGGAGAACATGACCGGCATGTCCTCGCACGTCTCCGGCGCACCGCAATCTGCGGCGTGAATCCAGTTGACCGGCTGCCGCGTGATCACATCCCAATCCGCCGACACCGAAACCGCAGGCAGGTAAGCGTACGGCGACAACGCCACCATCTCCCACGAGATCCGATAGATCGTGGACTGCTGATGCTGCCGAGCCTCGGTGTTGATCTCCTGCGAGATCGTCGGCGCCTTCGTCAACACCAGCCCGTGCACCTCACGCAACAGCGAAGCGGGGTCGACACCCGAATACGACGGGGACGCAGACAGATAGCGCAGCGTGCTCATCGTGTCCGTGGTGGTGCCGCGCAGCAGACACGTCAACCAATTCAGCCCGAAGACCACCCCGGCATGGGTGCAGGCGATCAGCACCGCTTCAAACGTCACCGTGCGGGACGCGTCGCGGTGCGGGCCGGCCGCCGCCCCCGACCCCGCCATCTGGGTGATGTCCCGCTGGACCGGGGTGGCGTCGAGCCCGTCCACCGACATCACCCACACCCCGCCGAACTCCCCCGATTCAGGCAGCTCCGTCGAGTACCACGGCGCCAGCTCGGGCCGATAGATGTTGTCGCCGAGGAACTCCTGAAGCCCTGGCCATGAATCGTCGTAGTCCACCGACAGCGAGCAGTCCGAGCAGATCGCCGCCGGACCCCAGCATGTCCCGTCGAGCACGAACAGGCCCGGCCCGAACCGCCGTGACCCCGGCGGCGGCGACCACAACCCAGGCCTGACTTCCACCGAACCGTCCGGAATCTCGTACAAGCCTGGGTGATCGACGGACTCGACCAGGGCGCAATCGGTGCCACCGGTGGTGAACATGCCGACGTCCGACGTCGGGACGTCGCGACCCAAGTGGGCGGTCGTGCGGGCACTGTTGGCGATCTCGACACCGTCGATCGTGAACCAACCTCTGTACGGCATCAGCTCATCAGCTCCAACAGTCCATCCCGCACTCTGCGGCCCGCGTCCTCACCGCCGGCCACCTGAATCGCACCCTCGTGAATTTCAACGAGCGTCTGGTTGCCACCGCCGCTGCGGCCGCGTTCCAACGCCGCTACCATCCGCTCAAACAGGACCGTCTGGGTCGGCGACAGCACCCGCTCCGGCGCGATGGTGGCCTTGGGCATCATGCCGACGCCGCGAGCCACGCCACCGTCGTCGAACGACAAACCACCCACGATCGCCGCCAGCGGAGCGAACAGCGCACCCAGACCGCCGGTCAGCGCGCCGATCATCGCCAACGGCACCTCCAGCGCCGCGTTGATCGGTGCGGCGATCAGCTCGATGAGCTTGCCGCCAAACACGCCGGTGACGAGATCTGGGAACAGCCCTTGCAACAGTTCGGCGATACCGTCGATCGCGACCTCACTGATCGCCAACGCCAGATCCGTACCGACCTCGGCCACGATGTCCACGCCCGCTGCGCCGGCCGACGAGATCAGCGACGACACAATTCCACCCGCGCCCGGTGCCTGGGTGTTGATCGCCGCGCCGGCCGCCGATGCGCCCGCGCTGATCGCTGCGTTGGCCACCGCCTTACCGATCGGCACGATGACCTTTTCGATGATGTACTTGATCAACGCCTGTATGACGATCTTGAGGATCCGGATGCGTTCCTGCGCAGCGATTTCCTCCGACGACTGCGAACGGTCCACCAGTGCTGATGTGTCGTTGAGCAGACGACCCGAGGCGTCGAAAGTCTGGAAGTCGCCACGGAACTGGCGGAACTCGTCCGTCATCTCGGACAGGGTGTCGCGGGCCTCGATCTGCACACCCAACACGGACAACAGCACCCGCACGAGGATGTTCACGATCGCGCCGATGATGGGGATCTGCGACACCCCGAAGAACTCAGCGCCCACAGTGTCGTTGACGTTGACACCGCCACCGGTGGCGAATCCACGGACACCGCCGTTTCGGGCAAGCGCGGCGCGGAACGCGTAGACACCGCCGTGGCCTCCCATGCGGGCCACGTCGCTGGTGGTGAGCACGTGCTCACCGGGCATCAACATGGCGGGCACCGAATCTCGGCCCGGCACACCACCGAACACCCCACCACCGGAAGCCATCCCGGCAGCGGCCACCGCACCATTGACCGCGTCCCCGGCCAAGCTGCCGCCGTTCGCGCCGGCCGGGATCGCCGACCGCACAGCGTCAGCGATCGGCGGCGCCGCGGCCTGGCCCATCGCCGTACCGATCGACGACGTCACCGAATCCTTGAGCCCCTCAAGGGCGTTCTGCACACCGGCCTTCACGACCGGCTCGAGCGCTTCCTCGTTGAGCTTCTGGTTGGTCTGCTCGATCACCGCGACCAACTGCTCGCGCATGGCCTGCAACTGGGCGTTGAGGTTGGTGAACGTACGGTCCAGGAGGGCACCGGTGTCGGAGAACAACCGGCCCGACGCGTCGAACGCCTGGTCGTTCTTCATGACGTCGGCGCCGTCGCCACCCTGCCGGGTGAAGTCCGGCACATCGAGTCCGAACGCCTTCGCCAACGCCATCGGGTTGCGTTCTTTCACAAGCTGGTTCAGCGTCGCGTAGTTCGTGGCCTTGTTCCACGGCTCCTGACCGAGCCCGGCCACCGCGGACATGACGTCGCCTGTGACACCGGCCGCCGCGCCGCCACCCGCCGACAGGCCGGCGCCGAGTATCTGGCCGACACCAGGCGGTAGACCCGCGCCGCCGCCGGGCCAGTTCGTGACGAACACCGGTGTGCCACCGCCACCGGACAAGCCTGCCTGGAAGGGCACCACCGCACCGTTGGCCGGCAGCGACATGATGTTCGGCATTCCCGCAGCGCCTTGGGCGTTGCCGCCGTACGTCGCGCCCTGACCGGTCTGGCCGCCGGATTCGAAGTTCACGCCGTTGGGCAGCGTGGCCCGCATGTGGCTGTCGGACCAGCCGATCTGCAGTGCACCCGGCACCGCACCCTCGACCGCACCCAGGCTCTTGAGCACTGACGCGGCGTCGGCGGTAGAGAACAACCGCTCGGGCCCGGCCTGGCCCTTGGTGATCAGCTCCACCAAATCGCTGACCGCACCGGAACAATCGGACAGGCCGTTGGCCAGGTCCGAGGCACCCCAGCTGTACTGGCCGCCACTGAACTGCTGCGCATACGCGCTCACGGGATCCATACCCAGCGCGTAGGTGGGCACCCCGGTCAGGCTGGCCGTCGCTGCCGCGCCCCGGCTGGTCTTGATCGGCTTGGCCAGTTTCTCCCGGAACGACTGCAGCGACGACACCAGCGACGTGTTGCTCGAGTCGAGGGTGCCCGTGTAGCCGCCGCCGGTGAGCACCTGGTCCACCAGCCCAGCGATCGTGTCGTCGGACAGGCCACCCTTCTTCTTGTTCCGCGCAGCCAGAATCGCCTTGATCACCGAATCGTTCGCGTCCAAGCCCAGGCTGGTCAGGTCGCCGCCGAGGTTGCCTGTGCGGGCGAACGCCGCCAGCGCCGCGGCGTACCTGCCATAGTCCGCAACGCCACCGGTGAGGGTCGTGCCGCCCAGCGCCCCACCGGCAGTGGCCGGCACGAACGTCGTGGGGTCGGCTCCGATCCACTTCTCCGGATCGCCACCCAGCGCACTGATGACCGCCGACGCCATCTCGTACCCGCGATCGCGTGGCTTGAGCGGGGTACCGAACGGACCCAACTCCTGACCGCCGGGGGTTTTGCTCTTGTCCGCGATCGACGACACCGCACTGGCGGTCTGGTTCAACGGCGCCGCCGTACCGCCCTTGCCGGCCAATAGGTCCCGGATCTGCCGCAACACGCCCAGCTCGGTCGCATCGTCGCCGGGGCCGGGCAGTGCGCCGGACCCCACGTGTACGCCACCGTCGGCGTAGTACCGCTTCGACAGGCCGGAGCGGAACCGGCTGTTCAGCGCGTACACCCCAGCCGGGCCGCCGAGGCCGCGCACCGCCTCTGGAATGAGGACACCCTCGCCGGGCGCCAGCACGGCGTTCACGATGTCGAGGCCGGGCGCGTAGCCGGGGATGACCATTCCGTCCGCGCCGGCGGGGCGGCCTGGGAATGGCACTCCACCAACGGTCGGCAACTGCGTCGCCCCCGGCGTACCGGGCGCGATCGTCGGCTGCACGAGTAGCCGCGAGTACTGCTGCATGAAGCTGTCCATCTGGCCCTTGGCTGCGTTCAATGCGCCCTGGTCCAGGTTCACGATGATGTTGCCGGTCGGCAGGGTCGTGATGTCGATACCGAGGAGACGCAACTGCTCCATCGCCGCCCGGACCGCTGCGTCGTTGGCGTTGACGATGACGGGCTTGCCGTTCACGGTGTCAATCTGCGCGCCGACCTGCTTCAAGATGTCCAGCGCGCCTTGCACGTTCGGCATGTCGATAGACAGCGGCACGTTCTCCGGCAGAGCGTCGAACACCGTGCGAACACTCTCCGCAACCTGCGACAGGTCCGTCCCCAACGTGGCGCCCATCGTCGACGCCAACTGCGTCAGAATCGGATTCGCACCTTGGGCCACCTGCTGTGCAGCCGACACGCTCCCGCTGAGCTGGCTGATCGCCGTCGCCGCCACACCACCAGCCGGACCCATGTTCCGCAGATTCGTCAGCAGCGCGTCCAGCACAGGCCCACCAGCAGAGATGACGGTGGCCAACTGCTTCTGGTCCATGCCCAGGTTCTTGATGGCGTCTTGGGCACCCTTCACTGTGCCCTCGTTGACCTGCCCCGACAGTAGCTCGGGCAACTGGGTCAACCGGTCCTGAATCGCGCCGATAGACGAAGAATCGAACTTGCCGCCGCTATCCAGCAGCGACGTGTTGAGGTTCTTCATCGCCGACTCGGCCGCGCTGGTCGCCTCAGCCACCCGCTGCTGCTGCGCCGCGAACGCCGCCGCAGAATCCGCCGCCGCCTTCGACGCTTTCGCGTTCTCCGACAGCACGAACGTGATACCCGCGATAGCTGCACCAACCCCCGCGCCCGCCACCGTGCCAACCGGGCCGAACACCGAACCCGCCAGAGCCCCGCCAGCGATCGTCGTACCCGCCCCGAGTAGTTGACCCCCGAGGGTCTGCGCAGATCCCTCCATCGCCGCACCACCGGCCAGGACCGACGCCCCGAACATCGCCCGGTCGCTGCCGAGCTTGGCGAGCGCGCCACGGATCCCGGTGGCCGCCTTACCTGCCCGCCCGGGCAACGCGTCGAGCGTGGTGCCGACGCTGCTCAGCTTCCCCAGCAGCGACGTGACCCCGCCGATGGTCTTCCACGCCAGGAACGCCGTCACCACACCCGCGATGCCGCCGGGCATGTGCGACAGAATCTCGGTGATCGCCTTGAGGATCGGCATCAGCACGTCGGCCCACTGCTTCATCCCGCCGTACGCGCTGGCCGCCATCGAGCCGATGTTCTTGAGGATCTCGATCCACTCGCCGAGCTGCTCGCGGCCGTCGCGGAAAAAGTCGGTGAGCTTCTGCTGCCCGACATCCGAGGACAGGAACGCGTGCCACTTGGTGGTGACGTCTTCCAGCCACTTCAAGAACCCACCATCCCCGCCTGCGGCGCTGGTGAGGTCGGTGATGATCTTGCCGATGTTCAGGAACGTCTCACCGAGATGCCCTGCGGCTTCGATGCCTTCGTTGATCCACCGGTCCAGGTCACCGTTGCCCGCGGCTGTGCTGATCCAGTTGTCGAACCGGCTGGTGACCTTCCCCAGCCCGTCGGCCAGGCGCGGCAGGAAATCACTCGACTCGGACGTGAGTGTGCCGATCCCGTGCACGAGCGGCTCGATCGCCTTGTTCAGGTTCGTCTGAGCCTTCGACGTGTTGCCGACGATGCGATCCAAGAACCCGAGTGTGCTGTCGGATCCGCCGACCCTCAAAACTTCCCGCAGCGTGCCGTTCCACGCCTTGCCCATCTCGCCGAGCTCACGCCGGAACTGCGGCGACGCCTTCGTGACGAAACCCTCGATGTCCTTGGCGACACCCTCGAACATCGGCTGCTGAATGTCGCGGCGGAACTGGTCCAAGTCGTCACCCAACCCGGCGACGGTCTTGATGACCTCCTGCGCTGCCGGGGCGAACCGCTTCAACGACTGCGAGGCTTTCTCCATCGCCTCCGGGGTGCCCTCTTTGAGAGCCTCGGTGACGTCCTTGACGGCGTCCCCCATGCCGCTGAACGCGAGCTTTGCCGCACCCACCGACGTTGCCGCGCCGGCGAAAACACCTGGCAACACGAGACCCGCCTGACCGAGCGCCTGCACCGCGCCAGCGAGGTTGGTTACTGCCGTCGCCGCCGACGGGATGCTGCCGACTCCGAGCGCGACGGCATTCCATCCGGCCGCCCCGACGAGCGGTCCGCCCATGCCGAAGAACCCGCCGCCACGGCCACCACCCCGGCCGCCGCCCGAGCCGCCACCACGGCCAGGACCGCCAGGAGTCGGGGTGGACGCAGCCGCCGACCGGGCCGCACCCAAACGGGCCCACGCAGCCGCCTGAGCATCAATCTCCCGCGTCACCGACCGCAACGCCGACACCTGCACTCGAGACCCCGCAACCGATGCAGCAGCCGCCTTCGTGTGCGCGTCCCCTATCTCGCCGACCGACGCCGCAACCCGCCGATTGACCGCCATGAGAACGGCACTGGACTTCTCTGCTGCCCGCGCCGACTGGGAGTACTCGTCCCCGATGTCATCGACGGCCGCCGCTGTCGCCTTGGCCGCCGCAGTCTGCTTCGCGCCGGACTTCTCGGCCGTCCGGGCGGTCTGGTCGAGCTTGCGCTGCAACTGGTCCAGATCCCGGTTGATCTTCGCGAGCGTCGGCCCCAACGCTTCGCCGATCTCCCGCAAAACGTCAGCCGGAAGCCCCGACCCATCGATCGACAGGTCAAGCTTGATCGAGCCGACGGGCGTGGTCACGCGGTCAAGCTAGCGATACGGGGTGCGTCTACTTGCCCTTGCCAGGCTTGCCATTTGCGACCTCAGCGAGCGCCTCAGCCTCGGCCTTCGCGCGCTCACCACCGACCTCAGCGATCGCCGAAATCAGCTCACCCCACGCGCCGGTGGTGAACTCGTCGTCGTCCGGATCGACCATGCGGTACATGACCCGCTCGTAGGTCTCGGGCGACAGATGCTTGGCGACGAACAGGTTGACCAGGCGGTCCTGGAATTCGAGGCTGTTGTGCCGGGCCGCGCCGAGCGCCTGCAGTGCAGCGCCTTTCGGAACACGGATGCCGAGCTTGTCGCCCTTGAACTCCAGCCAGTCGTGCTTCCACTCCGATTGGTGGGTCCACTTCTCTTCGGCGTCCGGGTCGACGACCTCGGTGGAGCTGGGCACCGCGACCTCGGTGGTCGGTTCCTGCTCGATCACCTCCGGCTCAGCGACAGGCGCCGGGATTTCGGGTGCAGCAGTCGGCGCAACAACGGGCGCAACATCCGGTGTGACAGTGGAGCCATCCGAGGCAAAAGTGGTCATACGCGCAGGATTCACGCGCACGGTGCAAACCCCAGCTAGATGAAAACCGAGGGTTCGGTGCGCAACTCGTCCAGGCCGATGTAGCCGAAGCGGACGTGCAGCCACCGCGGATTGATCCCGAAGTGGGTCCCGACCCGCTCCAATTCCTCGAAGGTTGGGAAGTCAGCGGCATCTTTGCGTCGGGAGTACGTGGCTGCCGGTTTTCCGAGTGCGGCACCGATCTGGGTATCGACGACTGTCTCGCCCAGCTCGTACGACAGGACGAGCTTCAGCGGCTTCCCGTCCGTGGTGGTTCGCGGCATATTTGGAATTGTATATCCAAATTTGGAATCGGACTAGCGTTCCCGCATCGCAACCCGCTGACCAGCGTTCCGCAGGAACGGCCGCGCACGCGTCCCTGGATGACGCACCAGCCGCGCGAACACCGTCCGACCACCGATCTGGAAACGCAACGCCTGCGCCCGCTTCGGCCGAATCACGTGAGGCCTGGTTCCCTCATGCACATACAGCGCATAGTCCGCCTTCGCGTGCACCGACCCCGCCACCGTGCGCGGACCAGTGAAGTGGATCTGCCCCTCACCAATAGTCCGGCCCAGATTGCCCGTCCGGACCGGGACATCCTGGCGCGCCTGGTTCGCGGTTCGCCGCTGCAACGACGCCATCCGACGCCGCAGAAACGCACGCGCCTGATCGTTGAGCTCCCGTTCGTTGAGCTCAACGCGGGCACTAACTCTCGCCACTGGTCTTGCCCCGCGTCCTCCGCGGCTTCGACTCCTCGGCGGCCGGCTCGGCATCCTCGACCGGGAATTCCGCCACCTGCGAATACGAGTCGTTCTCTGCGGCCTCAGCCGCCATCTCGTCGAGGATCTCGCTGCGCGTCGGCTCATCACCGTAGGCGACAGCGTCGGGCTCATCGAGGTTGCCCGCTACCACCTTCGCCGCACCGATCTTCACCAGCTTGCGGACGTAGTCCGTGACCTCCACAGTGCGACGCTGACCGCGCGGCAACACATCAGCCGGAGTACTCGTGCCTTCGATCGTCACGCGATGTCCCACGACACACCCACTTTCAGAACGACACGTAGGCCATGCCGGTCCACGCGATCAACCCGCCCTCGGGGCCGAGTGGCGCGATGGTATCGGTGGCGACTGCATGGTTCGCCTTCAATGCGCCGGCCGCCATGCACAACGCCATCTCGACGCGCCACGAATCGTCCAGGCTGACCTCGGCCTCACGCTCCAGCACCGACCACTTCGGCCTCTCTGACATGTCCGCGCAGCGGGCCACCCCCACCTCCACCGCCACACCGCGCACCACATCCGCGGCCTTGCAGTCCTTGTCGCCGACATACACCGCGGGGAACTCCTGCTGCCGGGAACGGAACCGGCGATCAACACGCACCCACAGGAACGGGGACTTGCAGCTGATGTTCAACCCCGTCTCTGGATCCCACACCGCCGTCGGCAGAGCACCATCCGACGCGAAGAACCGCACGTCCGTCGCCCCACCACCCAGCGGCGGCTGAACTTTGTCGTCCGGGTTGAAAGCCGCCTTCATCGCCGTGATGAACACGTTGACGATGTCCGACGCCGGATCGTGCGGAATCACAGAACCTCCGGCCCCTGCGCGAGATGGTTCGGGTTGACCGCGGCCAGCCACAGATCCACCTCAGTGAGCCCAGTCTTACCGGCGGCCAGGATCTTCGACGGGTCGAACTGGTGGGAGACACCGCGACGGGTGGTGGCCACTACGGTGCGCGGCAACCGGCACTCGTCCTCGTCGCCGCACGCATTGATGAACTCGCGGGCGAGCTGCCCGGTGAGCTTGTCCACGCCGTCCGGGACGGGGATACCTCGGGTGTATGTGACCGACCAAGTACCGGACTCGCCGAGCGGGCGGCCGAGGTCCTGGCGTGGCCACTGGCAGCCGCTATCGCAAATTCGGTACAGCGCATCGCCCTCAAGCTGATAGCCCGACTCCGCAAGCGGCACACCACCGATCCGAACCTCAACGATCTCAGCGACCGGGCCGGGCAGATGCACCACCCGCGGCCCGGACACCGAGCAGGAACCGATGCAGCCGCACGGCCAGTTCACCCAATGCCCCGTGTCCAGCGTGAGGATGAACGGGCCGTACCCGAACCCCTGCGCATACGTCAGGCAGGGCCGCACCGTCGTCTCGCACACACCGAACTGCCGCCCCGACAACGCCCACAACACCTGCACAGCGATGTTCTCCGCGCTGTTGCGCTGCAACACAGCCGCGTCGTACGCCGCCTGCTCCGCCTCGGTCGGATCATCGCCCAGCACAGGCAGATCGGGCAGGCAGGTCCGATCTACAGGCCACTCGCAGGACATGCGGTCACGGTAACCAGCCAGGGTGCTGTCTCCGGGAATGACGAAACGCCCCGGGGCCAGTCACCCGGGGCGTTCCGCTCGACTGCTACTAGGCCGGCGTGACGGTAACGGTTCCGCCCGTCAGACCGGCGCCGTCTGCGGTGAGCGCAGGCAGCGAGGGGTCCAGCGTGACGGTGTAGTTGCCCGCAGTGCCGGCAACCTGCACCTGGCCTACCTCGACGTTCGGCAGCGCCTCGATCGCCGACTGCACCGCCGTGGCCAGTGCGGTGTGGGCGATGTTGGCGGTGTCCTCAGCACCCACCGCGGCGGTCCAGTTGCCGGTGCCGGTGACAGCAACGGTGTAGACCTTGCCGTTGCAGATCGGCTGAGCCGGAGCAACATCGGCCGCCGTCGGACCGAAGTAGTTGTTGCTAGGACCGGTGAAGATCGACTGCACCTTGAGCTCGCACGCACCGTTGGTGGGCTTCGGCGGGGCCACCGGGGTGGAGAACAGCGCCAGGTGGTTCTCGTCGACCTCGTCGTACAGCGGCACCAGCAGACGGCCCGGGGTACCGGCACTGTCGGTGGCCGCCACGTTGTACGGGCCGCGACCCCAGTTCTTCGGCGCGATCGACCGGCCGGTGAGGGTGAACGTCGACACCCCCGCCTCCACAGTCAGCGCCCCTGAAACGAATTCCTTACCGGCGATGGCGAAGTAGCCCCACTGGGAGCCACCCGACGCGGCGGAGAAAATCGAGTCGTCGGTCGGGATGTCGCAGCCGTCATCGTCGTCGCCGCCGGTCCACAGCTCGAACATGACACCGGTCTCGGTCTCAACGCTCTTGCGGTCACGGACACCGACCGGGTTGCCGTCGTAGTCGGTCACCCGCGCCCACGCTGCGATCAACGCGAACAGGTCGGGGTCGACGCCACACAGCTGGGCTTCGATGTTCCACCACTTGCGCTCGGCAGGGGTGTTCGCAGAGACGCACACCTTGCCGGCGGCGTTGGTCTGCTCCAGGTCCTCGCGGGCCTTCATCTCCGGGTCGACGTTGAACCGGATAAACCCGTCGGTCACGATGCGGTTTGCGGGGCCTTCGATGGGTAGGCCGCACTTGTCCACCTTGGTCGCGCGAAGCGCCAGGCCCTTTACGACTGCAAAAGCCATGTGCTGGCCTTCCTCCTGCTCAAGGCGCACAGTGCGCCGGTCGGTTCTGTTCTCCCCGAGGCAGTTCGGACAGTAAGAGGGCAGGGTGCATCAACGATCAGCGCGAATATCGTCGAGCCGGTCCAGGAACGGGTCGACCTCTTCCGACGTCGCACCCTTGCGCCGGAACTCCCTCACGATGTCGTAAACGAGATCGATCAGCGCTGACTTGATGCGGCGCTCCACCACCAGGTCCGCGCGCAGTCCGGCGTTGATCTCATTGACGCGCACCATCGCCGCGCCCATGAACTTGTCGTACTCAACTCCGGCTGTGCCACCTGCCTGCAACCGCTTGGCGCGGCGCGTGTTCCAGAAATCGAGAAGTTTGACGACCGCGGCCAAACCTCCGAGTGTCGCCGCGAGTTGAATGACCGGCGCCCAGTTCATCGCTGCCGGGAGACCCATGCCAGGCGGGAGCGGGCCATCATTCCCATGGCGATCAGCCCGTACACCAGCACGCTGGTCCATGCCTCCGGCGCGTCGTAGCGCACTGCGTCGACAGCGAACGATGAGGAGAACGCACCGAACAGCAGCCCCAGCGCCAACATCACCCAAGCCATCAAGGACTCGTGTAGACGCAGCAACGCAAGGAACACCAACAGCCCAAGCACGATGAACGCCACACCCCACGACTCCGGCGAGCCGGGCACCTGGAGAGCCGTGGTGTACGCGCCGCGGTAGGCGCCGAACCGCCACATATCGCGGCCCATCGTCACCGTCAGCACGCCGTAGAGAATCGGCAGCAGACCCATCAGCATCGTGATGGTGTCCATGAATACGATGTTGTTGCGTTCGTGCCGCTCAACGTCTTTGGCCGCATCCACCAGGCCCCGCACCCCGGGACTACGTTCCGGCAGCAGCGAATCGCCGCCGTCGCTCATGTGCTGGAAGATGGCTCTTGCACCGTTTTGGCTGCGGCCGTGGTGATCCCGAACGCCTGCGCGACCGCCGCGGCGATCACCGCCCACGTCGCCGCGTTGACGATCCCGTACCACATCAAAACACCGCCGAGCGGGCCGACGATCAGGTACAGAGCCGCCCGCCACGTAGAGGTGGCGAACAGCAGAGCGAACAAGCTCGTGATCACCGATACGACGAGCTGCGTCCATAGCGCCGCTTCCTCCTGTTTCAGCACCCCGAGGGCGAACAGCATCATGATCGCGGCACCAGCCACCCGGTATCCGGGCTCACGCCATTCGGGCTTCACCCAGGCGCGAATGCGGCCCAGGATGCCCGGTGCGGGAACGACTTCGGTGGTGGTCACTGTGCAGCCGCCCTCGTGATCGCGGCGAGCACGTCCCGCTTATTGGGCAACTCGCGGGTATCGATCCCCTTCGACGCCGCGTACGCGTCGAGTTCGGGCCGCTTCCACTCAAGCTCGGGCTCGCCGTCTGGCCACGCCTGGGTGGCGGGTTCGACTGTGCCACCGCCGGGGATTTCGATCAGCTCAGCGTCACCGGCCGACTCAACCTGGCTGCTCTGCGCGTCACCGGTCGGCTCGTCAGCCGGCGTCGGCGGATCCAGCGGGGTCGAGTCCGGGCCGTACGACGCATCAGGAACCTCGGGCAGGGTCGTGTACGGGCCGCCCGTGTCTGTGCCGACCAGCTCGACAGTCTCACCGGGCCGAGCCTCGACGCCCTGCTGCTGCGGGGGAACACCGTCACCCGGCACGACGTAGCCGGACTCGATCGCCACCGGCATCGAATAGTCGCCGACCGTGATTGGGCCGCCCTCAGCGAAGTTGGGCGCCTCGGCCTCGTCGAGCAGACCAGCCTCCCGGGCGTTGCCCTCCGGCACGATGTACGCGAGCCGCGGCCGGGTCACCTTGTCGATCAGCTCCGGCGGAGTACCCACCTCGAGCAGCTTCGCGAGCCCGCGGCCACGCAGCGATGGATCAACGAATTCGATAGTGGCGAAACCATCCTCGACCGCCACGTCCACACCAGCAGGCACGATCTCAGCTCCTCTACGGGGTGATGTCCACGGCGCCGATCAGCGCCTCGTAACCGACGACCAGCGACCTCTCAGTGATCGCCTTGAACTCGTTGACCGACAGGCTCGGCGCGTCCCGGGTCTCCACCTGGCCACGCCAGCCGTACGTCTGGCTGGTGGCCACCAGCTTGTCCCCGAGGCCAGCGACATAGCCGCCGCCGAACACCCAGGTGTGGCCCAGCGGGGAAACGAGGCGGCTGCCGTTGTACCGGATCAGGTTGGCCTCTGCCGCCGGCGCGGCCAGCTCGGCCGATGCGTGGATCATGCCGACCGTGTTCGTCTTGGCCAACATGCCTTCAAGTTTGGCGACCCCAGCCACAATGCCTGTTGCAGTGGCGGGGGTGCCGGCGTCGGCCAGCATCCGAACCGCCAGCTTGGCCTCAACGGCGTTGGGTTCCTGCAGGCGATGCACCTGCTGAGCCCGCACACGCACCTCGTCGCGACTCCGCTTCAGCAGATCGCACTCGTCGGCCGCGAACGTGGTCAGCGCCAGGAACGTGTCCGGGAAGTCCGGCCGTACACCACTCTTGGCGTCCGTCTCGGGATCGAGCCCGCTCTCGGGGGTGCACCATGGATGCTCCCACACACCGAATTGTGTTGCGCCGCCGTAGTTGAATACCCGGAAGTCGACACCAGACGGCAGCCACCGCAACGGGCCGTCCTCGTCGGTCCACTGCGTCGCACCGAACAGGCCGTTCGGTGCAGGGTTGACCAGCGGTGCATCAAACACCACCGGGGACAGTGCTGCGGTCATTGCGTGCGGTCCTCTCTACCGGGAAGGCGGGCGGACGTGAACGCCTCGGATTTGTTCACGCCGCCCGCCTCGTCCAATGCGATTCGCCGGCTACCCGTTACGGGGTCGGGGTGTTGCACGCCACGGTCTGGCGTGCACCGACGGCGCCCGACACGCAGAGCGGCAGCCGCACGATGATCGACTGATCGCAACGCTTGCCCACCTGGAACGAATCCTCGGTGAACACATGGGTGTACTGGTTGAGCACCAGCTGCTGCAGCGGGTACTGCACACCCAGCGTGATGATGTTGTTCAGCGTCCGGAACCAGGTGCCGGCCGGGAACAGCAGCACGTCGACGGTGGCCGGGTACTGCACGGTTGCCATGTTTCCGGGCTGGCCCGCGCCGCGGGTCTGCCAATCCACCACGTACTGCAGGTAGATGTCGCGGACCGCCAGCCAGCTGTCGATCTCGGCGTTGGAGACGGCCAGGGTGTCCTTGCCCTCACGCAGGGCCAGGTCGGCGCGCAGCACCTCGCGGAACCACACGGGCGCAACACCTTCGATCGTGGCGTCGCCCTTCAGGCCCTTGTTGTACCGCAGGTTCGACGCCTGCAGGGCCAGACCGTTCAGTGCACCGCTGGTGGCGCCCAGGACCGAGGTCGGGGGAACCACGATGGGGGTGCCGGAGCCAGCGACCATCTTGGCGATCGACTTCTGCGAGACGCGGTGCTGGTGAGCGACCTGGATCTGCTCCAACGCGTTCGCGATAGCCTCGGGCCATGCCTGCCGCTGCAGGATGCCCGCCTTAGCGGCCCAACCGATGGCTTCCAGCCGCCACTCGAGGAACTGGTCCGGGCAGGGCAGCTCGATGATCGGCTTGACCGCGGTCGGATCACCGTTGACGTCAACGGCTTCCAGCTCGGTCTCGGTGAAGTGCCACACGTCGTCCAGCAGCGCGGACATGTCCGGGTTCACCGGGACGCGGACACCGCCGCGGGAGAAGTCGAACGGGAAGTCCGGCAGCGACAGCAGATCCGAGGCCGGGGGGATCGCGCAGAACGTGTAAATCTGCTGCGACGGGGCGCACCAGCCGCCAGCAGCCACCAGGGCTTTGGCGGACACTGCACCGTGGCCGGGGATCTCGCGGCCGATCTGTTGGATCGCCTCGTACATCTCGTGCTCGTTGGCCGGTGCCGGCATATCGGGCTGCGGCCGGGTCAGCTTGGCGATTGCCTGGGTCGCGAAGCTGCCGTCGGGGCTGGTGCCGGTGCGCTGACGACCGGAGACGGAGCCCTGGCTGACCGACGCGATCGACTGAGCGATCTCGGTGAAACCAACCTTGTCGCTGCCGAACTCGGAGTACTTCGGTGCCGACGGCACGAACTCCCAGCCCTTCGGCTTCTCACCCGTGGGGGCGGGGCCGGGGAGGTCGTTGTTGCCGCGGGTGGCACCTGCGAAGCTGACCGGCTTGGCGGCGCTGGCAGCCACAGCCTCGGGGGCTTCGGCAGCTTCAGCGGCGACCTGCTCGGCTTCGGCCACGACCTCAGCGGCAGCGTCGGTCTCGGCTCCGCCGTCGCCATCCGCATCAGCGGCAGGCGCTTCGGTGTCCTCGGCCTTCTCAGCCTCGGGGGCTTCGGGCTTCTTGGTCGCGGCAGCCGCGCGGGCCAGCACCGTGTTGAGCTTGTCGGCGGCTTCCTGGTCGGCGACCTCGACGGCTTCGCGTGCCTCGGTGACCTGCTCGTGGGCCGCGACGACGTACTCGGCGCGCTCCAGCTCATCGGCCGTGAACTCGTGACCGGCGGCCGAGCGGGCCTGGAAGACGTTGATTTCTGCGGTGATCGCGGCGGCGAGCTCGTCCAGCTCGGCGACGGTCTGGGGAAGCTGATCGGGCAGCTTGTCGAACTTCACTTCGTGCTCCTCGTTTTCTGAGTGAAACTCTCGTTCTGTCGATCGCCCCTCGGCCCGCAGCCAGCAGGAACTCTCTGGCGCAGGACGGTAAGCAGGCACGGTGCAGCACCCCTCGCACGCGAAAGGCCCCGGGCGTCAACCCGGGGCCTTTGAAGCGTGGACGGCTATGCGCCGCTGGTCATCTGTTTGATCGTGCCGCCACCGTTACGGCGCTGCTCCGTAACAGCCTCAAGCTTCGTCAGGAACACCTTCACCGACTTGTCCGGCGCGGTGTACTGATACCCCGTCACCGTCGCACCCGAAGCCGTGCGAGCACCCGCCCGGGCGCCGCCCCTGCACGCACATGCCATCGGTCAGGCCCCCTTCTCGCCCGGCGCCTGGCCCGGCCGCGCACCTGTCGCCTCCTTGTGCAACTTGGCGCACAGACCCTTGATCTCGTGATCCGGCAGCGGCTTCCGGCCGTTCTCAACGATCTTCGCGTTGATCGCCGTCACGCACCGGTTGAAATCCCCTGGGGTTCCCCAACGGATCTTCGCCGCGCCCGCACCGGACAGCCAGTACTTCTTGAACTGGGCCGGCATCCCCCGGCCCGGGTTCGGATCGGCGAACGCCGCGCCCGGATCGGAATGCAACTCGAGCAGCTGGCCCATGCGCTCGGTCGGCGTCAGCTCCGGCGGCGGATCCCCGACCGCGTTCTTAGCCCGGGCGAGCACGGTGGCGCGTCGCTGCGCCAGCTCCGCGGCCCGCTGCGACTCCGCCAACGCCTCGGCCACCACAGCCTTGATGTCAGTGAGGGACAGCATGGGGCTAGCTTCCGTGCCCGGCCGCGGCGACAGCGACGCCACCAACGACAACGGGTTGCCCTGCGCATCGGTCGTCGACCGGCACACGAACCCAGGCGTATTCACCGCCAGCGCCGCCACCAACTCCAGATCGCCACCGTATGGCCGCCAGTCCCCCGACAGCGGCGCGGACAGCCCCATCTCAACCTTCTCCGGCGTCGCCCACGGCGCCGCCACACCAGACACCCATACGCCCGTCGAGTCCTCGCCGGCGCGAACCAGCGCGAAGCACGCTTCCACGTTGTCGTAGTGTGCCTGGGCTTCCGCGTTGGTCACACCCGACGTCGGGGCATGGCCGATCCCGACCGTCAGCCGGCCGACCGCGAGCCGGGTGCCGTCGGCCAGGTGCACCGGCGGGCTGGTGTGGAAGTGGGCGTATCCGGTGCGGGAACGCGGCGGCGAGATGTGGCCGAGGCCGACGGAACGGTGCTTCTCGTTGAACACCGCGATATGGCCGAAGATCCGGCCTGTCGCGGGATCGATGGACAGCGGGGTCGGCCCCGTCAGCCCCGGGTCGGAGAACAGTGCCGGGTCGTACACGCGGGGCTGGAACTTCGCGGCGGCCGACGCGACCAGCGCCCGGTCCCGCGATTCCCGTTCCGCGTTGAGACTGATGCGGGTCTGCCCGAACGCCGGGATCGCGACGATTGTGGTGGCCAGCACTTCGGCCCGGGTGATGGTCCGGTAGATCGGCCGCGACGGGTCGAAATTCTCGTCTGTGACCACGGTGCCGTCGTCGTAGGTTTCGAACATCTCGAACTCGCCACCTAGGTCCACCGACGGGTTCGCAACACCGTGCGACATGAGGTCGAACGCCTTCGCTGCGTGCTCGTTGTTCAGCAGGTACCCCGACGCCCGAACCTCACCGTCGGAGTAGGACAGGGATTCGATGACACCGATGGTGACCGAATCATCGTGGCCGCCCTTGGACTTCTCGCACCACTGCAGCGGCAGCGGGGTGTCCCGGAACGTCAGGTCGATGTCGGCCGCGAGCATCCGCCGATCACTGGTCGGTGTGCCGGTCACTGCGAACAGTGCGTCAGTGAACGTCAGGTAGGTCTCCGCGTCCTCGGTGGCCATCTCGTACTCCTGTTCGCTCGGTGCGGCCCAGCCGCCGGACGCGATGCGCCCAATCCCGTTCTCGTCGTCACGTGCCCGGATGTTCCCGGAGTTGCGTCGCCGCTCAATTTCCTCTGCCTGGGTGCGGCCATCGCGGTTGATCACCACGCTGTCGCGGCCGTTCAGACGCTCGGTGTGGCGGTCCATCTCGTCGGGGATCTCCTCGTCGGCGCCGAGGATCCCGAGCCGGCAGCGGCAGTTCTTCCGCTCGGCCGCCGACGCCGTCGGGTCGGCCGGGAACCTCATCTGCTCGCCGCCAACGGTGAAAGTGCCTGCCAGCGGTGCGCGTTGACCGTCGGCCGCCCAATGCGACGGGCGGGTCTTACCGTCCAGCGTGGAGATCCACACCTTGTGCAGCTCGTCAGCGTCCTCGGACTGCAGCGCCGCGGCCAGGACCGCATGGTTGAGCACCTCAGCAGCCTGATAGCCACCATCCCGCGCCACCGCCTGCATCGCCGGCGAATCGACCTCGAGCACCTCAGCAGCCTTCGCCGCCAACACTTCCGGCCGCGTCTCCGGAACAACGTCGATCGTGATGCGCGGCTCGGCGGGAGCGGGTACACCGGACCGGCCGGGGGCGTCTGACGCAGACTCCGGGGCGAGCGTGGTTCGCTCCACCTCCATCGTCATATCCGCCAGCGCAGACTCAACTTTCGCCCGCACCAACCCCGGCGTACCAGCAACGTCGGGGCGCAGCGACTCCAAATAGTCGGCGCGAGAAGCCATCAGCGCCGGAACAGACTCGACGTACCCGACGGCCTGCTCCACATCGCGCCGCGACAACAGCACCGACGCCAGCACGATACCGAGCACCACCGTCGACAACTCCGGCGTCGCCGCAGCGACCGGCGCGACACCCAGATCCTTCGCGGCCTCGAACACCGCTACGGCCCACAGGATCCCAATCCCGGCCAGCACCACCTCGTCGGCGTGCTGGTCCCACGCCGATTGGGCCTGAGCCAGCGCGGCAGGATCCGGCGGCAATGCGGCGGCCGTCAGCGCAGGCAACGCGACTGCTCGCGCGGCCGGCGCCCAGCGGCGCAACGCCTCCGAATACAGGTCAGACAGCGCCGATTCAGCTTCGATGGTGCGTGACAACGCTTCCCCGCGGCCCGGCCAGAACACTCAGACCACCTGCCCGTCTACGACCTGGGCCGTCAGCTCCCGGCGGGCGATCCGCTTCACCGCGGCCCGCACCCGCTCCGGATCGACACCGTGCTGGGCGGCGAAGTCGTCGTTGAACACGTCATCCCAACCCCTGATCAGGTGAGCCACCTCGCTGTCAGCGACCGGCCCCATGTATCGGTGCGTCTGGTGGGTCGGCACGTGCTGCAGGCGATCCATGTCTGCCCGGGTGCGGCGCCGCTTTCCGGCCAACTCGAGTGCGCGGCCGACGAGCAGATCCACCACTGCTAGCTCGGTGTCGGCGCGGGCCGAATGCTGACCGTCGCGGTTGTCGTCCTCGGTGTCGGGTTCCTCGCGGTGCTCCGCGTCGGGTTCCTCGTCGTCGACCTCGTTCTGGCCAGGCGGCAACGCTGGTGTCGGCTCCGGGAAGTCGAGCGCCTGAATCGACTTGTCCAACAGCGGCAGCAGATCCCGGATCAGTGTCGGGTCCTGCGACACCCGGTCCTGAGCCCACTGCTGCCAACCCTCCAGGCTGGCGAAGTCGTACATCGACTCGTCGGGCAGGCCGTAGATCCGGACCAGCGCCTCGGCGGTGATGGTGCCCTTCTCGAACGCGTCCTTGGCCTCGTCGGTCAGGTCCGGGTCCGACGTCAGCTGGCCGGTGTCATACCAAAGGATGTACTTGTCCGGATCGATGTTCTCGCCGTCGAGCACGTTGCGCAGCACGCTGTCATAGATCGACTGGCAGATCGTTTCCATCACCGGCGCGATATGCAGCTGCACATCCTCTTCGCCGATCTGGCGCGCGGACCAGTGGTTCGTCGAGTTACCCAGGCCGAGAAGCCGTTCTGGTGACATGTCCAGGCCCATGGCCAGGCGGGCGATCGCGTCGTTGCGTTTCCTGATCTCGGTGTCGGTGACGTCCTTGCCGAACTCCAGATGCTGAATCTTGCTGATGTGCTCGCCCGGCGCGGACGCCACGATCGGCACGTTCGACGCGACGCTGTTCTCGTTCTTGGCGCCCTCCTGGGACACCTGAATGATCATCCTCTGCAGGCTGGCCGCCATCTTCCGAGGCGGCTGCGCAACCGGCGGCCCGGACGGCGCCGGCTGATCCGCCGCGGTTGGGGCCTGCGGATCCGGCAAGCTAGCCTCCGACGGCACGAACAGGATGCCGTTGTTCATCAGGCGCGAGTCGTCCGCGTTGGCGATCTTGCGGGTCGTCCGCACGATCTCCCGCAACGGGCCGAGGCAGGCGCGCACCGGCGAATCCGGCTCCGCCGCGTCCTCAGCGTCGGGGTTCCATACGCGGAACATCACGTCGCCGTTGGTCGGATCGAATTCGTGTTTCGACCCGTCGGGCAGCTTGATCACCACAGTGTTGCTGCGGGAGCCCTGCTCCATCTGCTTACGGGTGAGGGCGTACCACTTCTCCACCACACGCTGCCGGGAACCGGTGCCCTCCTGGCGCATCAGGATCGCAACCCACAGCTCACCCGGAACGGTCAGCACCTCGGCGATCCGCTTGACCAGCTGCGACTGTCCCAGCGGCCCGCCGGCGATGTTGCGGACGATCTCCGCTACCCGCAGCCCCTCTTTGTTGTCGGGATCGATGCTGCCCGTTGGCCGGCCGCTGTCGGGGTCGATCTCCGACGCGATCAGCGATGCGCGAGAGCACGAGTTCGACCGCCACCGCACGTAGTAGCCGAATTCGCCGACGGCACGGTACATCTGCCACGCTTCGTCCTGCCAGTTGTCGCGGCGCCCCGTCATGCTCGACGAGGCCCGGAAGATTTGGGCGGGGTCGTTGACGGGGGCAGACGCGGCAGTCAGCGCGCGCGGGGCGGCCACGGATGCCGTCAGCGCGCCGCGGCGACGTCGAACGATGCGCAGGTCAGTGGCGGCCACGAGTCAGGACGGTAACCAAGCTGGGTGTTTACTGGCCGTCTGCGCTGTCGTCGACGATCTCCAAGTCGTCCTCAGTCAATGGCGCCGCCAGCCCCACGAGATACGAGCACGCCAACGCCACACCGAACACCGACCACCACGGCCAGCCGATCACCAGCACCGGCACCACAGCGGTCACGAGGCTGCCCCAGAACCCCACGCACCACGGGCACTTCAGAAAGTGGGCCAGTAAGTTCCACCGGGCCATCCGCCGATCAAACACCGCGAACTGCGTCGGCATGTCCGCCGCATCGGCCTCAGCCGCCGCCGCCCGAGCCGCGTTGGCGCGGCGAGCGATCCACAGCCGCAACGGATCCAGGATCGTGTCGTAGTTGATCAGCCGCACCAACCGCATTACAGCCAGCACGTAGACCGCCAGGACCAGCAGTGTCATTCCGATCGTGTGATTCATAGGGTCACCGCTTCCTGCTTCTTGATCAGGTCCCGTTGAATCTGAACGTATTCCGGCACTTTGTGCGTCTCGCGACTCGGAATGCTGGCGATGTACTCAACGATCTCCGGGAGGAGCCGAAACCACTCACCTCGAACACGATGCTCTGCGAAGCGCCGGTGCAACTCCCGCTCACGCGGCAGCCCGCCAGGTTGGTCGGCGAGCACCGTCAGCTCCGCTGGGTTGCCGATCTGCAGTTCCTCAAGCCGAACCCGAACATCACGAGCCGAGCCGATTTTCACGTGCCCGGAACCATCGGTGATGAAGTAGACGCGTCTACGCGAGCTTGGCGTTACGGCGCCCGACGCCACGCAGATGGAGCAGTACCGGTCGCGGTCGAACCAGTGAGTGTTCTCCGGAGAGAGAACGTGCCCGGAGTCGCAAACACCAAACTGCGCCTTCATCTTCGCGAGGCGTTTCGCCTGACGCTGTTGCTCTGTCGGTCGCGGTGCGGTGAATCCGAGGCTCATGAGGCGGACGCTACGGACTCGGTGTGCACTGTTGGCGACATACCGATCGAATGACGCTGCAGTTCATCGCGTTTACGCTTGCGCTCGCGATACGCGAGGGTGTTCTCCCGGTTGCACTGCCGGCAGTAGTCGCGGCCGCTGTGACGGTACACGTTGTCACCGACAAGCGCATGGCCCCGATAGCACTTCGCGACCGGCTCCTCGTTGGCCATCTTAGTGACGACCTGGTCGAGCTGCCGCCTCAGCCTGTCGGCCTCCCGTCGCGACTCCGCCAACTCGCGGCGCGTCACTGAGTGATCGCAACGCTCGCTCCGCAGTTCGTCACCGAGCCTGCGGGTTTCGTCCTGCGCCACGACCGCCATCTGTGTCATGTCCTCGGCCCGGATCGCGCGCACGAGCCGCAGCGAGCACGACAACCGGTCGGCGATGTCTTGGGCTGTCACCCCGGCCAGCGTCAGGCCGGCGACGAGCCAGGAACGGTCCGCGTCGGACAGCTCGGTCATCTTGCGGGACGCTTTCGGCATCGACAGGACGGCCGCGACCATCTGCGCGTCCGGTTCCCACCTCTGCGGGCCGGTCAAGCCCTGGGGTCCTCGATGCTGAGCAACGTCACGCCCGCCAATGTAACCGATCCGGAGCGTGGTGCAAGCACCATTTGTCACGAGTCGCCAGCAAACCGGTAGCGACGACTTACGTCAGGTCGTCGAGCGCACGCATGATGCACAGCACGAGGTGGTCGTCATGGTCACCATTGAATCCGCAACGGCAGTATTCGCCCTGCAAGACGGCTGTATGCGACCATCGGTGCTCGTTCATCACATTGATGATTACGTCGTATCTGTTCACGGTTCCTCCGAGCCGATCCGTCAGCCGCGGCCTGATCGGGCCCAGCACTGCCCGCGATCCGCCCTGGCCGCCAACTGGATCGACGCCGCCAACTCTGGGCCCAACGCCGCCAGCATCACGTCGAGCACCCCGCGCCGAGCCAGCTCGTCGACGAGCGCCGACACCCGACCCACATGCGACGCCGAAGGTTTCGCCACCGACATACCCAACGCCAGAGCCAACGCCGTGTCCGGCAACCCAGCCAGCCGATCATCCACCCGAGCCGGCGCGGTCATCAGTCGAGAACCTCGCCGAGCATCGCGTTGACCGCGTCCAGCGCCCGGCCCACGTCGCCGCGCTTCATCGCGTCGAAGAACACGCGCCGGTCGCGATCTGTCTCGTACTCCATGACCACGGCCAGCCGACACTCGACAGTGAAGTTCCACGACCGCAGGAACGGCGCGTCCGCGTGCTCGATCGCATCCAGCAGATACCAGCGCGCCTTTTCGAGATCCTGCCGTCCGTTCTTCGCGCCGGCGCGCCACACGTACTTGAACGCGTTGCCAGCGTCGAACGAGAGGTGCCGCGTGAACGCGATGCACTCGATACCGGACGGGTGCCGGTAGTGCGGCGGATGATTCACGTAGTCGATGGTTTCCGAGGCCATGCCCGGGAAAGTACGCCCAGGCGGTGACGCCGCTCAGTACGCCTGGCGCGGCAACTCCCCACCCGTCCAGCGCGTGATCATTGTCAGTTGCTCTGCGTCGCGGTAGTCGAGATCGAACGGAATGAACATCTCGTACGGCTCCCGATGCACCGGATCGAGCGTGATCCGACGCAGCGACCGCTCCTTATGCTGCCACTTGCCCTGCTCAAACTTGTGCTCCGTCTCCGGAAAGTCGCGCACCCGGTGCACCCGCATCCACATCTCACGCTCCGGATGGAGCACCACGTCGCCCTCGCGTAGATCCGCGATCGCCACCTGCTCAGTGTTGTCCGACTCCACGCCGCGAGCATCCCACAGCCCAGACCGTGACCTCAGCCGACTTGCTGGCGCCACCACTCCATCGAGGTCACTGACCCGCCACCCGCCGGCGGCTCATCCAGCGGCGCGGCCAGGTCCCACTCCATGCCCGCCGAGTGCACACACTCGTCATGGCCAATCACCAACGCAGCCAGCGAGTCCGGCTGATGCTGCCCCGCCTGCCACGCAATCGCCCGCGCCTCAAACTCCGGGAAGTACCCAGCCAGGCGGCACGTACCGACTTCGAGCGCCTGCAGCAGCGCCGAGCTCCTGGCGATCGCATCCCCCACCCGCGGCCGACCCTTCGGCGGCCACGACGTCACCCGAATCGGGTGCAACACCTGCCCCGTCGTGGTCAGGTGCCGGATCCGGGCCCGCTCCAACGCCTCGTTGACCACCCGCGTGTAGGTCTCCCGGGCCGCGAAACCCTCCACCGTGATCTGCGACGCCCCAACGTCGATCGCCAACCGGACCGCCTCGCGCGCCCACTCATCCGACGTCATCGGCGCCGACTTATCCGCGATCATCGCCACCACACCACCAGCAGTCATCGACGTGGCCACCAGGCCACAGCTGTCGCCCTTGCCTGAATCGCTGGGGTCGACCGCAACCACCGTGAACACCGGCGACGACGGAGCCACCGGCAACCGCCAATCGTCCAACCATGGCTGCTTCACCAAACCGCCAGCCGGGTTCCGAGGCACACCCTGATACTGCGCGTACCACATACGTTCACCCACCGCCCGACGCCGACGCTGATAGTCAAGCGGCGTGAACCCCAACGCGCTGATCATCGTCACACCCGGCGGCCGCCCCAACGCGTCCGGAACACCCGACTCACTGACCGCGGGCACATTCGTGCACGTCCACCGATCCGGCTCCTGCTTCAACAACGCGCCCGCCAAATCCTCCTCATGCCAACGCGTCATCACCAGAATCACGCTGCCGCCCGGATGCACACGAGTCGACAACGAACCCTGATACTCCCCCAGCACCCGCCGACGATGCGCCGCCGAGTCAGCCTCCGCCATACCGCCCACGACGTCATCCAGGATCATCAAATCCGCACCGAAACCAACGATGTGCGAATTGATACCGGCTGCCAACATGCCGCCCTTGCAGCCCTCCACCCGCCACCGACCAACCGCCGTCTTATCCAGCGCGATCCGGTACCCCAGGTAATCCGAGTGCTCCTTGATGATCTCCCGGACCTTCCGGGAATGCTCCTGCGCCAGATCGTCACCATTCGAAATGATCACGATCTGCATATCCGGGCCCTTCATCGGCAACCCAGGATCAGGAATCAACGCCCACACCGGAGTCCACACAGCCAGCAGCTCCGACTTACCCGTCCGCGGCGGCGTATTCACATCGTCACGCTGATCAGGCTCAGTGATCGACCGCACCGCGACATCGGACAGCAACCTGATCGTCGGCGTCACACGGAACTTCGGGTCCAACCGCCTGGCCAACTCCGCCGGCGACGACGGACGCCGCGACCTGCGCACCGCAGCCACCGCCCGCGCCGCGACCAACAGCCGAAACGCATCACCCATCGCAGATGCCAACCATCCGCACCAACAGATGAATCGGACTGAACCGCAACCGGAAACACGCCGGGCACACCAGCGAACCCAACACCCTGTCACCTAGGCGACGCTTCGTCTCCGGATACCCAGGCACGGCAACTGCAGGCGAGCCCCCTCCACAGCAGCCGGGAACACAGACCTCGACTCGCACCTCGGGCGCCGCCATCCCTCGATCCCGTTCGATCGCCGCACGGATTCGGTCGGGGCCTGTGTCCATGCCGGCGAGGGTGTCAGGCCGGGGTGAGCACCACCGGATCACCCACCACAGCACCATCCGGCTCACGCCGACCGTAGAACTGCGCCGGACTCCCCGACTCATCGAGGAACATCACCCACGTACTGCCATCGTCACGAGTGCCCTCGACATACCCAGCCCAACCCTCAGCAGGAACCGGGTAACGGCCAATCTCAATACGCTGCATGAACGCGCCTCTCTATCGGTGAGGAAACAAGAGTTCGCACCCCACCTGGGCGCACCACGAAAACTACGGACAGCACGTGCACCGGCTCAAAAACGAAACCGGGGCGGACACCCGCGAAGAGTGTCACGCCCCGGTGATCAGAACCCAGGTCAGCACAGCGGCGCATCACGCACGAACGACGCCAAAGTCGGACCGGCGCCAATCGGACCGGCGACCGACTGCTTACCGAACCGCTGATACGCGGCCTGCCGACTGATCCCCAACGCGGTGCCGACCATCGCCCAGGTATCGCCTGCCCGACGAGCGTCGGCCACCGCCGCGATCAGTTCAGACTCAGCGTCCGCGAGCGCGGTTGCCGCTGCGGTGATACGGCGCATATGCCGGGCGTCACGTGCATCACCCGGGTTGACGTCCAGGTTGTCCAGCCAATCCTCGACATCGACGTCCTTGTCGACCGAACGGGCCTCATGCTTTGTGCTCATTGTCATCACCCCTTCACAGGTAGTCGTAGAACTTGGGACGGAGAACGTCGGCATGGATGATCCGTACAGGCTCATCGGTGACGACGACGATTTCGAGCAGGCGCGCGTTCTGGTCAGCGCCGATGACGAGCTGGCGGACCTGGCCGTCGTACTCCTGCTCGATTACGCGGATCGCGTTGGCAACCGCGTGGAGCATGGCGTCATCGCTGATGCCGTGCTTCCGGGCGCTGTCAGTGATCCACACATGTAAAGGATACGTTTACAACATGGTGGCGTCAAGGAACTGTTTACAGCTCAACCGACCGACCCGGCCCCTGCGCATCGCACTCGGCGGCCACCTCAGGGAACGCCGCCACCGCCCCGCACGGGCACGCCCACGTCCGATGCCCATCATGAACCGCACACGGCCGATGCCCCACGATCATCCGGCCCGGAACCAACCGGTGGCCGGCAGGGCAATGCGTCGGCGCCAACTCCATCCAGCCACCCGACGTCGACCGGACCAGATCACCAACCTTGGCCATCAGGAACCCGGCGGCGCGAGCGGCAGCGTCTCCACCTGGGCGCCATGCTCAGCGGCATACGCCTCAGCCTCCGCCCGCTGCGCCTCCGTGAACGTCCGGATCAACGACCAATGCGGCCGAACGATCAGGGTGATGTCGGCCAGCTCGGCGGTACCTCGGGGCTTCTGACGTTGAACGAGTGGCTCAGACACGGCCCACACCATAGCCCTCAGCAACGACGGAACCGAACCACCACCGCCAGCGTCCAACCATCATGCGAACCACCCAGATGATCGACGCCGAGCTCCGCGCCCTGGCCACCTACCGCGCGCTGTGCGCCCAGGCCGGCCAGCCCGTCAGAACCACGACGGCGGTCGATCAGCTACTCGACGAACGCGGGTCACTCGCTCATCCGAGCGGCTCATAGCCGAGCGCGCGTATCTCGGCCGCCAGATCCTCGTTGCGTCGGGCATAGTGCGAACGGACGCCCTCGACCACAGGGATCATGGCCTCGATCTGCTCCGCGCTCAGCGACTCGACCGCCTTGCACATGTCCGCCACGGTCCCGAATGGAATGACCGACCTCGGCACTGTGGTCGACGGACGAGCCAGCCGAACGACTGCAGCGCACGCGCTCGATCCGCTGTTGTGCTCACGATTGTGGTTGACGTTGTACCGAGGCTGTTCGGCCCGGATCGCTGCGGCCTCAGCCTCTATCAGATCCACCTCATCGGAGAACCCGCGCTGCAGCGTGATCGAGGCGGCTTCGGGGTAGAACGTCGAGCTCCGCCGGTGGTCGCTGAACCGATGCCAGGCGTTGACGGACTTGCCGATGTACAGCAGGCCGCCCTCAGCATCGAAGAACCGATAGAGCACCAGGTCGGTCATCACTCGCCGCCTTCCGCGAGCGTCCGGTAGAGCGTCGCACGTGACACCCCGAGCGTCTCGGCAATGATCGGCATCGGCTCCCCCGCATCACGCATCCGCTTCGCCAGCGCCACCTTATCGCCACTCAACACCCGAGGCCGGCCGACCGGCATGTTCCGCGCCTTCCGGGCCGCGATCGCCGCCGCGCGCCGTTCCCGCTGCAACTCCAACTCCAGCTCGGCCAGGGACGCGAACACTCCGGCGATCATGCGGCCGGTCGCGGTCGAGGTGTCGATGCCTTCCCGCAGGGAGCGCAACACGATGCCCCGGACTCCGAGGTCCCGAATCGTCATCATGACCTCGGCGGCGTTGCGGCCCAGGCGGTCGATGCCGACGACAACGATCACGTCGTCCTCGCGGGCGTAGTTCAGCAGCGCATCTAGTCCGGGACGCTGCTCCCGCGACGACGCGCCAGACAGCTTGTCGCTGTAGATCCGATCTGCCTCGACTCCGGCCGCGGTGAGCGCGTCGGTCTGTTGGATGAGGGTCTGGTGGTCGGTGGAGACCCGGGCGTAGCCGAGCAGCTGGCCGGTCACGCCGCCCCCTTGGGGGCGTGACGCTCAGCCTGGGCGAAAAGCGCCCGAGCCTCGGCCAGGATCTCGTCGCACACCTCGGGGGTGCCGACGAACAGCTCGGCGCGGTCGCACAGGTCGGCAGCGGCCTGCAGCAGGATGCCGCGGCGCTCACGGAGGACCGCGACAGCCTCGGCGTGGTTCGAGGCGATGAGGCGGGGGAGCTGGATTGTGGTCATGGCACGAGTTTATCTCAAAATGTTTCGATACACAATATTGATACGCAACTAGTTTTGAGACGGGCGACCAGCGGGAACACCTCGCTCAGACGCGCACTCGGCGCACCCTCTCAGTTCCCTAGTTCTGAGACACCCTCGTCCTCGTCGAACTGCGCCAGCGCGTCCTCGATCCACGACCCGGCCGGCGCGGCCTCCACACCCTCAGCGGCCCGGTACACCGCGGTCCACTCCGCCAGCTCCACCGACGACACCCCACCACCCACAGCGAGCACCTGGCGGGCGACATCGACCTGCAGCTCCCACAACGGATCACCCGGGCCCTCGACGCGCCCGAACAGCGTCCGGCACTCGGCGGCCACGGCGTCGTCGAGCTGGGCGGTGTCGACCTTGCCCTCAGCGATGTCCTGCGCCACCGACATGGCGGCCGTGACGCCGGCCTTCCGCGCGGCCTTGATCTGCTCGACGGTCGTCATCGTTCGATCTCCTGTGGGGTTGGCAGCGGAACCACCTCGGCGTCGATCGCATCGAGCAGCCGGGCGCGGGTGTCAGTGAGGATCTCGGTCATCGTCTGCACGTTCACGTTGACCTCAGTCGGGACAGCGATGTGCAGTCCCTGCAGCTTGGCCCGCTTGTCGAGTCCATCGAGGACGACCTTGCCGAGCTCGGCGACGTCGCGATGCCGGCCTGCGTCGTGCGCCTCTTCCAGGCTGTCGAGCAGCGTATGGATGACCATCGTGAGGCTGTCGCCGGTGGCGCGTCGTAGGCGTTCGATGTCGTCGGTGGGATTCTTCTGCAGCCACTTCTCGACGGCCTTTCGCGCGGACTGTCGGGAGCGGAAGCCCTCGGCGTCGGCGACTTCTTGCCAGGTGCGTCCTCGGAGGCTGAGCCGCCAGGCGCGTTCGGCGCGTTCTGTGCTGGATTTTCGGTCCATGACTGGTGGCATGTGGGTGATTTTCTGGTTGGGGGGTGCGGGTCTGGTTTCGATTGGGTTGGCCCGTTGGGTGGTTTTTGGGGCTGTCTGGGTGAATTACGGGCGTGTTTTTTGCCGCCCAGCGTCCACGGAGATCTACGAACGGGGCTGTTCTGGTGTCCCAGTGGCGGGCCAGCCCATTTTGGCGCGTATGGCGGCCATTCCTTGGCGTGCCGCTTGGGTGTGGTCGGTGTGGTCGCAGACGGTGGTTCCTCGGTAGCCGTCTGGGTCGCAGAGGGTGCAGTCGTGGATGGCTTGGGCGCGGTTGGCTCGGGCTTCGCGGGCTTGTTGGGCTTCCCAGAGTTGGGCTGGGGTGGGGCCGTCGGCTTGGCGTTCGTCGGCGTAGGGGTCGTGGGGGTCGCGCATCACTCGATGGCCTTTCCGAATCCGCTTGTGATGGCGGCGAGTTTGGACCGGTTGCGTGCTTCGAGGGCTGCGTCGTGACGGTCTTCGCGGGCTTCGCGTTCGGCTCGGGATTCGGATTGGCAGCGTTGGGCTCGGTGTTCGCGTGCGGCGGCGATGATCTCGGCGGGTTCAGGGGCTTCGGCGTGGCCGAGTGCGCGTCGTTTGACGCCGGCGAGCAGGTCGGGCAGTTCGAGTTGGTATTGGCTGAAGAGTTCGGCCCAGATGGTGGCGGTGGCGATGGTGACTTGTTCGTCGTCCATGCGGGGTGCGGTGCGGTGGTGGCAGGCGGCGACGAGGGTCATGACTTCGAGTGCGTCGGCGGTGGTTGTCACGTGAGTTCCCTTCGGCTGGTGGGGATGAGTTCGGGGTTGGCTTGCTCTTGGGCGCGGACTTGCTGGGCGAGTTCGGCGAGGCCGCGCATCTTGTGGGTGGGTTTGCCGTTGTTGCCGGGGGTGGCGCGTTGGTTCTTGACGAGGTCGCCCAGGACGGTGGGGAGCCATTCGGGGCGGGCGTCGGCGCGTTTGTCCCATTCGGTGAGTGCTTGGCGGATGAGAGTGTCGGGGTGGCCTTCGCGGGTGAGGTTTTCGACTTGGCGGGCGAGGCGGTCGACGAATGTGCGGGGGTAGGCGGCGAGTCCGGTGGTGCCGAGGGTTTGGCGGACGACGGTCTTGGCGGCCTGGCTGGGTTGGCGCGGTGCGGGCTTGGCCGGGTTGTCGACGTGCTGGGGTACGGGCCCGTAGTCGTCGTCCGGTTCGGGCGGTAGCGGGATGTCGTCGTGCGCGTTGCTTACGTGAGAGTCGTCTCTTAGGTGAGTAGAGATCTCTTTAGTTGGGTTGGTGTTGGGTAATACCCGGGACTCCTCGGGGGACTCCCCTTGAGTGTCCCCGGGGGACATACGTTGCCTGTCCCCCTTGGTGTCCCCGGGGGACATTGCGCGTTGGGCGGCTTTCTTCTTGCGCCATTTCTCCCGGTCAGCCTCGATCTGGGCACGGGAGTCCTGGCGGCCGGGACCGACGAATTCGTGGAACTGGTAACCCTTCTCGCCGTCACGCTCTGCGCCACCGTGCCAGAGCCCCGCAGCGATCAGTTTTCGTGCTTTTGCGGTGCCTTTTGGCTGCTGTTTCACCCACCAATCCGGCACGAATCCGTCGGTGAGGTAGGCCATGCAGAACGATCCGGCGCGCACCCACATGCCGATCGCGTCGTCGCCGGCGCGCTGGGCCTTGGGGTGACCGTGGAGTGCGTCATCGACGCGGAAATGTGGCACTACTCCACCGCCGAATCGGCTGCTGGAGCGACCAGAACGGCGTCGATCTCGTTGAGGTCGTAGCGGACGGTGCGGCCGATCTTGTGCCCGGTGATGAGTCCTTGTGCGCGCCAGCGTCGGAGGGTGCTGGCGCTGACTTTTGCGTGTTCGGCGGCGCCCAGCTCGGTGGCCCAACGTGGTTGCGTCACAACTTCTCCTGAGTCCTCGTGACTGCTGTTGACTGCTGCTGCACGGTAGGGTTGCTGGGTGCAGGTTCGTCCCAGGTGGGGCATTCGGGGTGGTGCCCTTGGGTTTTGGGGTGCCAGCCGCAGTCGGGGCAGCGGCCCATGCCGATGAGTTGGGCGCGGGTGAACAGCAACCGGATCTTCGGGTCGGTCATCGGGCGTCGCGCTCGTAGTCACGCGCCTGGCGCTCAGCGTTGTCGGCAGCCTGGCATTCCGCTTTGAGTGCTGCCCGTACCCGCTCGATCTCGGCGACCAGCTCGGCGCAGAGGCTCGCGGATGGTGTTGCCTGGCCATCCAGGACCGCTTTGGCGCGTTCGACGATGTCGGTCATGGGTTGTTCCTTCCGATTCGGTATCCGCCGCGGGGCATCCGGCCGGCGGGGAATGCTGGGCGGCCTTTTTCGTTTCGTTCGAATCCGGCCCAGACGCCGTGTCGTTCGCGGCGGGCGTTGGCTTCGGCCATGCAGGGGATGGTGACGGGGCAGCGGGCGCAGATGGCCTGGGCGCGCTCGCGTTTGGCCGCGTCGGCCTCGGTCGGGAAAAACGTCTCCGGGTCTTCGCCGCGGCAGGCGGCGCGCATCTGCCATGGCTGCTCGGGTTCGGTCTGGTGGGTCATGAGGCTTCGCGTTCCTGTTGTTCGGCGCGGGCTTGGGCGAGGGCGGCGGTGTTGGCGGCGATGCGGGCTTTCACCTGGGCCTGCGTGGCGGGCGACTGGTGGGTGAGGTGCCAGGCTCCGCACACGCATTGGTAGGGGTAGAGGCGGTCTTTCTTCTCCCCGAGTGGTGGGCGGGTGCGGCGTTGGAACTTGTTGGCCTTGGCTTTTGACCGGTAGACCCGCTTGTCGGGTGTTGGGCACGGGGTCATCGGCCGGTCCTTGGCGGCGGTTCGGGTGCCTGCGCCTGTAGGGCGGCTAGGCGGATCCAGTCGCGGACCCACTGCAGCACTTCGACGCCGGCGTATCGGATCTCGGGTGCGACGGCGTAGTTGTCTTTCAGTCCGTCGATCGCCGACTGGGCTACCTGAGCGGCGGCCTCCATGCCGTTGCGGACACCGTCGAAGTGGGCGGCCCACCACAGTTGGATGGCCTGGTCGGTGATCGCGTGTGTCGCGGCCAGCGCCTTCGATTCGGGCGCGTCGGGGTTCGTCACGGGATTGCCTCCCATGCCCCGACTTCGGCGCGTTCGACGTGGGCGGTGCAGCCCCAGGCGCGGAGCTGCTCGGCCGCCGCGACGAGCCCTGCTCGTTGGAATCGGCGTCGGGGCGTCGCGGCGGGTACCGCGATGATCAGGTACCCGGGGGTGCCGGGGTATCCGGTCGCGTAGTCGCCGGGTTCGCCTGGGTCAGCGATGGTCTTGCAGAACTTCGGCGGGTCGAGGTACTCGTGGTAGTCGAATCCGGATGGCTTGACCAGGTACGGGGCCAGGTCGTCGTCGGACGGGAGCCACTCGGGGCATTCGCATTCGCTGTGGCCCTGGTGATTCGGTCGGTCCACGCACTCGGTGATGCGCTCCCAGAACTCTTGCGGCTGCTCGGCGAACGGACGTCCGTCGTCGGTGGGCCAGTGGTCGACGACGAGGCGGTAGACGTACTTGCGCGCGCTCATCGCCTGTTCTCCCAGTGCTGGCCGATCGCGAACCCGATGGCGGTGAACACCACGGGGACCATCACGGTGAGGAACCCGAGTATCTGGGCAGGCATGCAGATCACTGGTCGACCTCCGGGGTGTAGAGCACGGTGGCGGGGACGAGCACGTGTAGTGCGGATAGAGAGACCGGAAGGTGCGCAGCTGGTCTCCACCAGTGCCCGTCTGCGAATCGCTCATACGAGCTCGTCTTGCCGCGGATGACCGACCCCATCGGCAGCGCTTCGAGCTGCTCGACGGTCTCGACGGTGCGCGGCTGCAGTTCCCGCACGCGGGCGATGAGTGCGCGGATCACGTCGTGTTCGGAGTAGTGCTGGTCCCACGATTCGTAGATCGGCACGGCGTGATCCATGGGGATGTCGGTGCCGGGGATGGTGTCGGTGTAGCCGATGAGTGTGGCGCGCTCGGGGTCGTGGCCGGACAGGAAAGCGAGTAGCCGCGGCAGGGTGAATTCGCCGCCGACGCAGCGGTGCTCGCCCTCCGGAGTGACCTCCATGCTGGTGTTCAACGCGTGCTCGAGTTGGGTCAGCGTGAAGTCGTCGACCGGGAACGGGGGCAGCGTGCGGCCCTGGTGCTCACTCATAGCTCGCACCGACCCTCGTGGCCGTCGTTGAGGCAGCAGGGTCCCTTGCCGCACGAATCGGTCTCCTCGCCGAACAGCCGGAGGATCGCGGATTTGCTGTCACGCCACTGCTGTTCGGAATCCCGGTAGAGCGCGGCTTCACGCTCCTGCTGCTCGGCCTGCTCTCGGGCCAGGCGTGCGGATTCCTCACACGCGTGCGCTTTCGCCGCGAAGTGGTCGGCGGCGGCCTGGCAGGCTGCGCTCGGGCGCATGTTGACCATCCCGATAGGAACGGTCCTGGCGGTGTCACTCATAGGGGTTGGTCTCCTCGTCGTCGTCGGGTGGTAGTTCGAATCCGGGGCAGTCGCAATGGCCACCGTGTCCGTCTGGTGTGGTGCACGGCCCGCCCCGCTCGGGGTTGTCGTGCTGGATGCCGAGACATCCGCAGAGCGCGCAGCGTTCGTCGTCGTGGCTGACCGGCTCAGCCGGCTTCTCGCCGACCCAGTGCCCGCACGGTGGCGGTGTGCCGGGCACGATCTCGTCGAGCGGCGTGGGGTCGTCCCCGAAGCAGCAATGTCCGGCGTGGAGAACGACCGGGCTGGTGATCCAGCAGATGCACGGTTCAGTCATCGGGCTTGCCCCAGTAGCAGTTCGAGCAGTAGCGGTCGCTGGGCTCGTTGTGCAGGTCCCCGCAGCCTGCGCACTGCTTCGGCTCCGAGGCCGGACTGACGGGTGAGTCGTGCACCAGTTGCCACTCCGGGCATGGCTCGACAACCGGGGCTGTCAGTGCGTCCAGTCTGGCCACGATGTCAGGGGGTGGGGTCCACAGTCCGAGTGCGCCGCGGCAGGGGATGCCCGGGTCGGCGACGGGATTCGCCGAGACGGGCCGCGGGTTGGCCAGCACGAGGTGCCAACTGCCTGGCTCGGCCCATCCGCTCGTGCAGCAGTGCTCGGCCGGACCAACCAGCATCGGGCCGTCCCTCCGCGTCAGGTGGGTGTGGGCCTCGTGCACGTCGACCAGGTCGACGACGCCGAGGATGACGCCGTAGTCGAATACCCGGGGCGCGGTGACCCATTCGGGCGCGCGCTTTGGCAACCGGCGCAACGCCTCTTTGTCGGGCTGCAGGCCGGCGTGGATCGCGACCGGGCCGCGGTACTTGCCCGCGATGTTGCGGGTCCGGTTCTCGATGTTCTTGCCCTGGTTGATGATCTGCCACGCCCACGGCTGCCGAACAGTGATCGCCCTCATCAGGATGCCTCCGCAGCGAGGCGGTCCTGCGCGGCGGTGATCTCTCGGTACCGTTCACCCGTCATCGGTTTCGGTGAGATTGCCGTCAGGATGTCATCCGACCGCACCACCGCATACCCGGCGGCCCTGAGCGCGTCGAGCTGGTGGCCGGAGTGCACGAGGTGGTTGGTCGTCACCCCCATGCGGCACGGACCAGAGTCGTTGCAGCTACAGGCGTAGCGGCTGATGTCGCCCGACTGGACAACGACCAGCCGGTGCTGCGACAGCACGTCTGCCGCGTCCACAGTGGTGCTCATCGTTTCCTCCAAATTGATCCGTAGATGCGGCGCCGGGATCGGAACCAGCACAGCGATTCAGCGGTCAGCACCGGCCCGCACCTTCGCGACGTGGCGGGCCCAGTCCTCACCGTCGGCCACGATCTGTTGGCAGCCGCAGCGCATGTCGACCCCGTTGAAATAGGGGCCCTGATGCTTCGCGAGGACCGCGGCGTCCCGCTGCTCACCGGCCCGGGCATGCTCGGCCAGCAGCCGGGCCAGCTCGATCACCGGAGAGAAGCTCGCCGACATCCGCGCCGGCGTGCGGAACGACGCCGCGGCACCAGCCTTGAGCCTGTCCGCGAGGGCGTCAGCCCGCTCGGAAATGGTCAGTTCACTCATCGTGGTTCCGTTCTTCTCGGGCCATGTCCCGCAGCAGATCCGAGACGGGCCGGTCGTATCGGGCCAGTTCACGCTCAAGCGAGCTGAGGGTGATGCCCATGCGTTTCGCGATCTGCCAGTCCGGCAGGCCGATGGCGTGCATCTCGTCGTACCGTTCGGTGAACGACAGCGTTGTGGCGATCACGAGGCGACGCCGAACAGTTCGAGCTGTCCGTCCGGATGGACTACTGGCTCGGCGTCATCAGATTCGGTGAGGCCCAACGCCTTCATCGCCCAGTCGGCCTGCCGAGCGTCGAGGCCCGCCATAACGTCACGCCGTTGCCGTTCCTCAGCCTCGGTGGGGTGGTACCGCTTGCACGGCTCCGAATGAGCGTTCGGCGCCTCGACGGCATAGGGGCAGCGGCACCACTTCTCGGCTCGGTTCCGTTCGTCGGCCATCGCGCCGAACTGCAACCGCAGCTCCGTCTTGACCGGCTCGGGCACCTGTCCGACCCAGCGGCGGATCTCGGTGAAGCTCACCGCTACGACCGCGGGCGCGGGCTGTAGCCGTGGACCACTGGCCGCGTCGTAACCAATGATCCGGCTGACCTCGGTGTGGGTGTGGTGGTACGGCAACTCTGGGTGCGAACCGTCCGGCCACGCCTTGCCACCTGCGCGGGCCTTGAGACTGGTGATCCCGTAGTCCGGGTTGACGATGGTGGCGGCCAACATCCACGCACCGGCATGGATCCACAGCAGGCGGGCCTGGTCCTCAGTGAGCGCAGTCATGACGCCATCGCCTTGGTTGCCAAGTAGTACAGGCCGGCGGGGCACTTCCGTCCCAACAGCTCATACCGGCGGGTGACTGATCGTGCACTCATGCCCATCCGGCGCACCGCGGTCTCCATGGTCTCGCCCGACGACAGCAGGAACTCGAACTCCTCAACATCTGACTCGGCGTCGTCAGCGGTGAGCGGGCGGCCCTTCATGGCAGCGCCCCGAACAGTGCGAGTTCGTCGGACGCTGGTCCTTCGGCGGGGTTGGCCTGCAGCGCGATGCGGCCTTCCGCGGTGAGCCGGAACCGGTCACCGACCGGCTCGATCAGGCCCTCCCCCATCAGGTGCTCGACGGTGTACCACGACACCCGGGGCAGACCGTCACCCGCGATGGATTCGAGGGCGAACAGGACGATGCGTTGCCGGTCGGCCACGAGCTTCCGCTGCTGGTTGGCGCGGTACTCGGCCAGGCGATCCTCGACGGTCGCCGACATCAGATCGCCTCGAGCTTCGGCTCATCACCGTCGACGATCGTTGTGCACGTGACCTTTTGCGCCCACCACGACACATCGGTTGGTGCGCCGAGCTTGGCCAGTTCCTCGCGGACCTCGGCGGCGGCGGTCTTGGCCTTCTCGACGGCCTTCTTGTATTCGGCGTTGATGCCCAGGTAGCGAGGTTGCGCGCCAGCCACCTCGTACCCGTACCGGTAGTGGGCTTCGCTGCCGCGTGGCACGAGGTAGCCCCGGTCACCGTTCTCGTGGATCCCGTACTCAGCGGCCATCAGGCGCCGGCCTCGTCGATCGCGCGGATGGTCGAGCACGGCCAGAGGTTGCCGCAGCCGACGCAGATCGCCTCGAACACGTCACCCGGGAACGGCCTGATCTTGCGCGGATGCAGCTCCCGAACCTTGTTGAGCGCCTGGGTCTGCCGTTCGGCGAGCTGCCTGGTGGCCAGCACCTTGTCGCACTCCGACAACAGCCCCAGCGCGCCGAAATGTTCGATCGCGTCGAGAGTATCGATCGCCGGCGATTCGCCCATCGGCTCGGTTTCGTCTTCTGATGCGTTCATGTGTCACTCCTCGGTTTCTGCTGCTTGTTGCGCCACTTTGGAAATCAGCGCCATAGCGCCGTCCTCCATGACGTGCTCGAGTTCGCCCTGCTTGGCTGACAGCAGCGTCCGGATCGGACTGCCGTCGTGGGCGGTGTAGACCCAGCGATAGGTGTTGGTGCCGGATGTGCGCTGGGTGACGTTGGTGATGTCCAGGCGGCGGATCAGATCGCCGTTCACCCGGATCTCGACGGACATGCTCACTGGGTCACCGCCAGTGCGTAGAGGCCGACTCCGACGGCGATCAGGCACAGGAACGCCAGCCATGCGGTCCCGTCCGCCGCGGCCGCCGCACCGACGACGGCCCAGGATGCGGAGCCGAGCCACAGGATCTTTCGATGCAGCGCCATCACGCCCCCGAAACCTGGGGCTCGAGGCACCGTGCCCGGTCCAGCTCGTTGGCCCACGTCTGCGCCGAATCCAACGTCGCGAACGGCTTGCCCTGCATGGGGATCGCCAACATCGTCAACCCGTCGTGGCCACGTCCCTGCAGAATCCACTCCGGACCGACCCGCTGAATCGAGTACTCGCCGCGGGCACCGAACGCGACCAGCGTGCCGACCATGTGATCGTGGCTAGACCAGTTGAGCATCACCTGGCCACCACCCGGATCGTCACACCCGGCGCCTGTCCGATCTCAGCGATCGTCTTGAACCCGAGCAGGCTGATCACCTGGGAGTCATCGGCGAACACCACGTCGGTCAGTGCGTCGAGGCAGGCCCGCTCCAACTTGTCCAGATCAGGACGCTTCGTCGCCAGCGGTGTGCGCGTCTTGGGGGCCGACTTCGGCCGCGGCAGAACGAAAGCGAGCGTCACCGACACTGCCCCGTCGATCACCGGACGGCCCGCCATCGCCTCGTGCGCGGCCAGCGCGACACGCTCACGCCACGGCCCAACCTCTTTCGACGACTCGACCAAGATGCCGCGGCCGACATGCCTCTTGCTGCCCTGCGGGGCGGCCTTCCCCGGGACGAAAAACTGCACCTCGTCCACGGGGTCGGCCGCCGGCAGTACCGGTGTGGTCACCTGGAGACCGCCACGCCCGCCTCGACCGCGACGCGGAACAGCTTCTCCAGGTCCTTCGGGTGGGTGCCCAGTTCCTTGAGCTGGTACGCGGTGACGGTCTCGCCCTGGTGTGCCTTGAGCAGCGACGACAGACCGGCGATCTCGTCCATCCGGTAGTACGCCGCAGAGTTCTTGCTCACGTTGGAGTCGCCGCCCGGGATGAACAGGTTGATCTCGTCGCGGTAGCGGGTGTTCTGGCCGAGGATCTTTCGCGCCTCCGAGTGCAGTGGCGGCGTGTTGTTCTTGAGGGACTTCGTGAGATAGTCGCGCAGCGCGCGGACGTTCTCGCGGTTCTCCGACCACCACTCGGCCGTGTACGCCTCGCGGGCCGCCGTGCAGTCCTGCTTGTACTTGTCTACGGCGGCGTAGTGCGCCGTGGTGCAGTCGTCGAGCAGCTGGATCAGACCGGCGACTTTGAACGTGAGAGCCATGATGGTTGGGTTTCCTTTCCGAGGATGGGGATTACAGGCGGTCGCCTGTGGCACAGCGGGTTTCGATGGGGCATGGCTTCGGTTTGCCGGTGTCCCAGTCGAGATAGGGGCGAGGCGGGCGGGCGCCGCAGGCGCCGCAGTAGCAGCCGCCGTCGGGGTGCTCCAGGTGCTGCCACGGTTCGCACTGGTGGGCAGTGGGGTCGTCGTCACGATCGGCGACGAGGTCGGGCCACCACGGGGATTGGGCGAGCCGGGCGTGCACCTCGGCCAGCCGGAGCTTGAACTGGGTCGTCGGCACCCGCGTCGCCGCGATCGGGTCGTAGGTCTCCAACTCGGCCAGCAGCTCGTCGGCACGCTGATAGTGCTGCGCGGGTGTGAGGGTCACCGGGCACCGCCCGTCACGGCATCCCACTGCGCCCGAACCCACTTCACGTCACCCATTGCGGTGTGCCGGTTGAACCCTGCGGGATCGACACCGACCGCGGCGGACAACTCGTCGGAGGTCCACTCCCCGCGCGCCAGGAACGCCGCCGCCTCGACGTCACCCATCCGCGCGCGGCCCTGTAGATACCCCTCAGCGACGTTCTCGACGTCCTTGAGGTGGTAATGCCACGGGTCGACAATCCCGCAGCGAGAGAACAACTGGTGGCTGATCCGCACGGTGTCGAAGTTCGGCACCGCCCCGACAATGTGCGGCCGGCCACCGAGGAACGACGCGATCGACCGGGCCGCCGACTGCTTCGACCGCGCCTTGTCCGGGTTGAACCGCGCCGCATAATCCCGCTTGAACTCGTCCGGGAACTTCGGATCATCGATCCACCCGTCCGGGTCGTGCTGGATGAACAGGTGCAGTTCCTCTTCGATCCACGCATCGGCGGGCACATCGGTGAACATCGACGGCTCGACCTCAGCCGCCGGGCGGCGCCTGATCGCGGCGAACTCCCAGATCGGGGCGTCGATGGCGATGCCCAGCGTTTCCGTGTCCAGGAATACGAGATCGGTCACTCGCCCGGCCCGTCGAACAGGCTGATCACCGCGACCGCCTCGTCATACGTGACATCCGCTGCACGCTTGGCCTTCACACCCGCCGCGTCGTGCAGGTATGAGAACCAGTCGGCGTCGGAGTCGTACTTCTCCGACTGCTGGATCTGCTTGAGCCGGTCGAGCTGCGCCTTGGTTGCCATGCGGACCTCAGTCGCCTGGCCGTCGACGACCTCCGGATCGGCAGGGGCCTCGTCGGCCGGGGCGTCGATCGCCGGCGAGGACTCCTCGACCTCACCGTCCACGTAGTCCGGCTTCACATCCACCAATGCGCTGATGTCGGTGCGCACTGTGCCGTCCAGGGTGAGCGCCGACTGCATCTCAGCGGACGCGGGCAGCCACTTGCAGAGCTGCTTGACGACGGTTTTCTTCGCCATGGCCGCCCAGTCGGTCACCCACGGCCCGTTCTTCGAGGCGCGGGACCGGTCGCGGATCTTGTTGACCTCGGCGACCGTCATCACGACGAACGGCTTTCCGCCGGTGACCAGCTCGGCCGCGGCGTACACACCGATCGGCTCGCCGCGGTCCTGGCCGAGCGGCGGTGGGTCGTGGCGCTCGATGCTCCGGTCGAGGCCCAACGTGTAGACGAAGGTGTCGTTCTCGTAGACGATTTCGGCCCACACATCGACCACCTGGCCGCTCCGCCTGGCGAGGTCGACCAGCCCGAACCAAGACGGGATGAACGTGCACACGTTGCCGTAGGGCACGAAGTAGCAGCCCGGCCTGACACCGCCCGGCTCCAAACCCAACTGGCTGGCGGTGAGCAGCGCACCCAGGAACGACTCCGGTGTGGTGCGCGCCAACGCGGGGGTCTGCCGCAACGTGGTGGTGGCGATCCGCGCCATACGCTCCGGCTTGAACTGGCCAGGCAAAACCTTGGCGATCTCCGGCTTCATCTGGTCAATGAGCTGAGCCAGATTCGGCCTGTCGTTCCTCTTCTCAACAGCAGTGGTCACTGATAGATCCCTTCCAATTCGGCGATAAGGTGTTCTGCTTCTTGCTGATCCGCTTCGAGCTCGGCCCGCCGGGCCACCCAGCCGGGCAGGCTGATGGTCACGACGTCGGTGTCCGCGTAGCCCGGCCACATGCCGGACTCCTGGCACCGCGCATACAGGTCGATGGCCTGCCGGTTGAGGCGCTGTCCCTCCGCGATGGCCTGGTCGTCGTACTCGACGACGCTCACCAGGAACGGGGGTTCTTTCTCCTGCACCACGAACCGAAAGCGGGGGTTCTCCGCGATTCCCAGCGCAATGACGAGGTCCCGGTACCAGGCGGCTTGCATGAAATAGCTGAGGGTCCAGAACTTTCGGATCAGCTCGGCCGGGTTGGCGGTGGTGGAGGTCTTGTAGTCGTCGATGTCGCCGTTGGGTTGCAGCCAGTCGACGCGGCCCCGCAACCGCACCCCGGTCTCGGGATCGGTGTGGTACAGAGCGACTTCGGCGTCACCATCGGCGAAGATCGGCCCGGCGATCGGGTGCGCGAACACCTTGGCGGCCATCTGCTGGGCCTTCTCGTGGTCGGCCAGCGAGACCGGCACCAGACCGCTATCGCGGGCCGCCGCGACGGCAGCTTTCCACCCAGCGGTCGCGGTCGGCTGTTGTGCCGGCTTGCCGTCCTTCGTAAGTCCGTGCACGGCGGGGTCGAGCACCTCGAACGCTGCGCCCTTACCCAAGACCAGGTGGTGGGTGACGTGCCCGAAGTCCCATTCCTTCTTGGGTTTCCGCTCGTTGTCCATCACCCACCGGAACTTGGCCGGGCATGACGGCGGCAACAGCAGCTTCGCACCGGACACCGACAGCGACCCGCGGTCAGCGTGGTAGGCGTCCTCGTCGACGTGACGGTACATCCCGTCCTTGGTGGGGATCGTCATACCGGCACCACCTCCCCCTCGGGTGTGAACTCAGCGAGCAGGTCGCGCATCCAGTCCTCAACCGGACGGCGGAGCTCGCCACCTGGACCAGCGATGAAGCACACCGACATTCCGGTGTTGCTCGCGTTGGCGTGCATGTAGTTGGCGTGCACGTTGAGCCACGAGACCTGCCACGGCTCAGCGTTTCTCCGGCGCCACGTCACGCTGATACAGCGCGGCTTGAGTCGCTTCCGGCGGCTGTCGCCGTAGTCGCCCGGGTTCGTCCAGATTTCAGCCGGCACACCCTCACGGCCTTCGAGGTAGATGAACACCTCGCGGGATTCGGCACTGCGGATCGGCTCGGTCATCGCCGGCCGCCGATCTCGTCGAGCGCGTCGGACCGGTCCCCGCACTGCCCGACCGCGGCGCGGTGCGAGTTGGCCGCGATGTCCAGCTCGGTCTCGGTCGAGCCGTACATGGCCCGATTCCACTCGGTGGTCTCGTACTCGTAAGCCATCACTGATCGACCTCGATTCGGTGGGTGTTTGGTAGTGACGAAGTGGTGGTTGGGGTGGACGCGGAACCCCCAGCCCATGGCCGCCAGGGCGGCGAGAATGGCTGTGACGACGAACAGTTCGCGCAACAGCAGCAGGAACGCGACCGCGGCGATCACGCCGAACACCCACGCGGCCCACCACAACGCCCGCGTCATGCCACCAGCCCCATCCGTCGGCGGAGCTGCATCACCGCGTCACCCGACAGGTCGAGGAGGTTCCCGATTTCGGTGTCGTTGGCTTTGCCGGCGAGCTGCAAGATGACTTCGCGGCGTTCGGCCCGGTTGAGGGGCATCCGCAGCCGCTCGGTGACAACCCAGTTGACTGCCCGCCAGTCGATTTCGGGGCGGGCGGCGGCCTCGGCGCGTTCGGCGAGGGTCTCCGGGTCGGCGCCGTCGTGCCACGCGGCGAGGCACATGATGATCTGCGCGGCCTTCGCCGGATGGTCCCGGCATAGGTCGACCAGTTCGAAGTACAGCTGGGGGTCGGTCAGCCGGTCGGTGACCAGCAGTGCGGCCTCGGCGACGCGATCGACATCAGCCTCGGGGGCGAGGTCGAGCACCGGGGCGGTCATTGGGCACGTCCGATCGCGTTGGCCACGATGCGCTCATACGTGGCTTCGGCGGTCTGGACTGCCCGCTGTCGTACCTCGTGGGCTGCCTTGATCGACGGGGCGAGCGCCGCGGCGCGAAGTACCAACTGAGCGACGGCATTCGCGTCCACAGCGGCCAGATCGAGGCCGTGGCAATCCCTGTAGCGGTGGTCTCTCGTCAGCGGCCTGACATAGAGCTCGCCCGTCACGGGGCTCACCGACACCCGGACGAAGCCGCCGGTCGACAGCTGAACTTCACCGATCAGTTCCCCGCTCATCGGGCACCGCCAAAGCTGATGTGCTGCATGCCGACGAGGCGCAGGTAGCGGTCGATCGGCGCGTACGGCCGCACCATCGGCTGGCCGGGGAACCGGGTTACCTTCCAGCTCGGGGTTATGTCCTTGACCCGCAAGCTGAACTTGTTGGCGCGGTGCCTGCCCCGGTTCATTCGGCACCACCCGACACCAGGCGCAGTCCACGCTCGGTCTGATGCTGCGCAGCATCAGCGACGGCCTGCCGGTGATCGTTGGGGCACCACACCGGCACCGGCCGGGCGAGCGGCTTGCTCTCCATCAACCCACCGATGAACCCGACCCAATCGCGGGCGGCCTGTTCGGAGTCCAGCGACGGATAGCCGGTGGTCGGCCCGAACGCGCTACCCAACGTCCAGTAGGTGCCGTTGAGATACGGATCGGGATCAGGGAACTCGATCGCGAACGCGAGGATGCCACGCTCGTCCACCGCGCGAATCGTTCGGCGACCGTTGTCATCGAGGGTGGTTTCGACCTTCACCGGATCACCACCGATCCGGTTGGCAGCCAACCCGGCTCGCCGGCGAGTGGCTTGTTCTCCGCGTCCGGCGCGTCGCTGACGGGGTACTCGTCGAACCGCGACACCGTGTCAGCAACCTGGTACCCACCGGTGCAGGAACCCCGGTAGCAGGACCACGGCACGTAGTGAGCCGGCGTCCAGTACTGGCGCTTGCGCCACCAGCTGCCATCGGCGTTGCGTGGGCCGTCGCAGATGGTGCGCTTCTGACCCCAGGCCAGCAGTCCCGGAGCGGCGATGGTCTCGCAACCCAGACCGGGAGCGGCCTTGGCCGGCACAGTGGCCCAGGCGACGCCCGTGACCACGAAGGCACCCACCGACATCGCGCCGAAAAACCGGCGCACCGGGAACTTCCCGACCGCCTTCACGCCGGCACCGCCTGCGCAGCGACGAGCCGGGTGACCAGGGCGGCGTGAAAGTCCAACACCTGCAACGCCGTCGCGCGATCCTCGGACTTGAACGACGCCGACGCCTGGTCCTGCGCGACACGCTCGTCCCACAGGATCACCACCCAGGCATCGACGACGTGGACGGCGACACCCACCTGCAGCGGAAAATCCCGCTCCGGGATGTCGATCGTGGCGACGAGACGTTTCCCGTCCTCGCCCTCCGCGATCTCATAGGTAAGCTCTTGCGTTGACACTGGTTTCCTCTCTCGGGGTTGGTGCTGGTGTCAGGGCCTCGACCGGGTGCGACCGGGCGGGGCCTACTTCTTGGTGATGCGGTAGTCGGCCAGCAGAGAGCTGGCGAGGTGGTCGCTCGTGCACTCGATGCCGTCCACCTGCTCGAACTCATCGCCCGTGAACACGCCGGTGATGTGCGCGGCCAGATCCTCGTGAGACACCTCGGACGGGTCGTCAGGAATCACATGCAGCACGTCACGCCGGGCAGCCAACTCGGCCAACTCCTCGGCGGTCGGCTCAGCCAGGGGAATTCGGGCGCACTGCAAGGTGATCGGCGAATCGTCGTCGCGGTGAAACCACAACGGCGGCGCGCCAGGGCGGTCGTACTCGGCGTAGATTTCCCGGCCGCACCCGCAGATCGTGGGGCAGTTGCAGCCCTCGCAATGCACCTCGGCGTCGACCACGTCATCCGGGGTGCCGTCCGTGGGGTAGCACCAGCCGCCCGGGTGGGTCAGAGACAGGCCATCGGGCCCAGGCGCGTGATCAACCCCCGCGGTGTCGAGGTAGTCGCCGGCCTCACGCTCGGAAAACCCCGCGCGCCGCTCCCGGTACGCGTCCGTGACGGCGTCGATGAAATCAGCTGTGCCACGGAGCAGGTCAGACAGATCGCTCACGAAAACACCGCCACTCCGCCGTCGGCCAGAACGACCTCGGTCGGACCAGCTGCGGCGCGCAGCTCCGCGATCTCCTCGCGCGCGGCCGCAAGCTCCACCGCCAGGTCGTCACGCTCACCGCGGATCCGCTCCCGGTCCTCATGCATCTGCGCGAACTCGCGCGCCATGCTGGCGTTCGCCTCGTGCGCATCCCGCAGCAGCGGAGCGAAGTTCACCCGCTCGGCCTCGGACTCCTCCAACACCGCACGGACAGCGGAAAGCTCAGCAGCCAGATCGGTCGTGGACATCAGGCGTCCACCTCCGCCAGCTCCAGAGCGCGGGCCAGCTTCTTGCGCAGGAACGCCACGCCCGACGGCCGCACGTAGGTGGTCGCCGTCGGCACCGTCTCGCCGGTCTTGCCGTTGGTGTACGTGCCCGCCACGATCTTGAAGTGATGCGAATACCGCTGGTACGGAAGGTTGTTGCCCTGTAACACCCCGGCGCGGCGCAGCTCCCGCATCATCACGTTGCGGCCCCAGCCGATCATCTTCGCCGTGGCCAACAGCGAGTAGGTTCCGTCGGCCTCCATCAGCTCGTCGTAGAACTCAGCCTTCGGGGTCAGCTCCGCGACTTGCTCGGCCAGCTGTTCGACGCGGCGCGCGGTGATGGCGAGCGCCTGGTGCACAATCTCGTCTTCGGTCAGCGCCGGAGTCGTGGAATAGGTGCCGGTGCGGCGGAGCGCGGGCAACACCTCGTGGGTGACCCACCGCTTGAACTCCACAGCGCCGGGGATCCGGCTGCCGAGGATCGCGGTGTACAGCCCCGACTCGCTGATGATGGTGATGTTCTGGACACCGCCAGGGGTACGCACTGAACGCGTACCCTTCTCGTCGGCGTCCAGTCGGCGCGTCATGTCCGAGGCCATCCGGTAGCCCAACTCGGCGGCGACCACGCTCGCGGCGAACCAAGGCTCACCGTCGATCAGCCACACCAGGATGGGCAAGACGCGCTCACCGAACTTGAACTCGATCGGCTCGTCGGCCGGACGGGTCTTCTCGAGGGCGGCGAAGGTGCCCGACGCTCCACCCGGGTCGGGGATGCGGGTGCTCATGCCGACACCCGCTCGTGCTCGGCGATGAACCGCTCCACCTCGGCGGCGGTGACGAACCGACGGCCCGCCACCTTCACCGACCGCAGCTCGCCCTGCTTAAGCAGCGAGTAGACCGTCGTCTTCCCGCACCGCATGGCCTTGGCGGTCTCCGGCACGGTAAGCAGCGTCGGCCTCGGCCTGCTGTCTGGTGCTGAATCTGACACATCGACCCCTCTCATTTGTCACCGCCGCAGCGGGTCAGGCGGATTGACTGGTGGCACATGCACCAGTTGTCACATCGGACGGCAAAGAATCCTCACGGGCCTCGAAGAGGTCCTCCCACGGCACGTCGAGCCGGGCCGCCAACGCCAGCGCCAGGTCTTCGGTGATGTCTCGAAGTTTGCCCGTTTCGATCAAGTAGATCGTGGACTGGGTGCGGCGAACGAGGAACGCGAGCTCCCGTTGCGAGTAGTGACGTTGCTTGCGCCACCGTCGAATCCGGTTGCCGTCGATGACGTGCATCCACACGTCCTTTCTTCGCTGAGGTGGCTTACGCCGGTGTGATTTAGCCATCATGCGCTCCAATCTTCGGGTTGACAAGTGGATCATGCACCAGCTGCCATCTACTCGTCAAGATGACAAGTGGCACAAACCCTGGTTGTCGCCGCGTGGAGCGTGCTTCACTTGTCGCCAAATTCGTGCATCAATCTGGCACGACCGGACGATTGGGGATCATCATTTCTGGCGTGACCGAGAAACACACGCTTCCCGAGCTCATAGAGCTGGCGAGCGCCAAGCACGACGGGGCGTCCGGACGACGCCTCGCGGACATCGCAGCCGCGGCCGGCTACGACGTGTCACACACGACGCTCAACCGGATCCGCAGCGGCACGTACAACGGGGACCCGACCGCAACCACGATCAGGGCGATCGCCTGGCTGGCCAACGTCCCCGAGGACAAGGCATTCGACGCGGCCGGCCAGGACGCGCCCCGTGCACCATTTGCCAGCGTCCTGCCGCCCGGAGTCGACAACCTCGGCCCGTCCGAACGCCGCGCCGTCGTAGAGCTGCTCCGAGTGTTCACCCAGTACCACCAACGGGATTGGGAACGCGCGCAACGTGAGTGGAACCGGATCAGCGAGCTAGCAGGGAATGTCGCCACCGCGCTCCGGACGACCGGTGAGCTCGTCGATTGGCTGGACCCCTTCGTTCCCGAAGATCACCGTGAAACCTTCGAGGAGATGGTCTACGAATCGGTAGCGCCTCTGTTCCGGGTCGCCAACTGGTATCGCGACCACGCATCCGAACTTGCCGACGAGCGCAACGCATCACGCGTCGCGCGCTCACAACTCAACGAACTGTATGACGCCGTCGCCGCCATGCAGCACTTCCAGAAAGGAACACAACATGCCGACAACACCGTGGAGAATGCGCCGCAATCGGATGCATCGCCGGAAACCCAGCAAGACCAGGAGGCCGGCGCCGGCGAGGTTGCTGACGAAGAATCGGCCAGGCCGGCCGGAGACCACCATCCACCAGGCTCACGCGCCCAGCCGTCGGCGAAGTCGCGGCGACGAGACGCATCCCAGATTCAAGACCGGATTCCGCGCCCGGCGAAGTCCGGTAAGCGTGGCAAGAACGCGACGGGCTTCGATCAATGACCACTCGGTCGGAGGCAGCACGTCCATCTCCGCATGGATCAAATCGAGTGTGGCACTTAGATCGTCGTCGCTCATCAAGCTTTCCCCTCTGGGTCCTGCACAACTGCTGTGAGAGGAGGGTAGATGGTTGCGCCGACAAATAATTTGCGACCCAGCAAATTACAGTTGTGTGATTTGACCTGCGGAAATGCCGCTTAGGAACCCGTTACTCAGTAGCCAACCCCCCCGAGTTAGCGACACCCTTAAAACTGCGGGGGGGGGGCGTCCAGGCTGTCTTTTCACCACGTCCGAACTGCACGTCCAGGTACAAAGTCACAGCAAACACCCCTCGGCGGGTAACCCGGTTACCTGCAACCATCGCCCACACCAGCGCCAGTTGCCAGATCAGGCATGAGCAAACTATCGCCGCCAGACCTAAGAAGAGGGACAGAGCTATGGCTGAACGTCGGCAGCTGCCGCCGCAAATCAAACGCATTGAGCTGCAGAGCCGCTCGGGTGGCCGGCCCGCCGTGCGCTACCAGTTGACGGTCGATGTCGGCAAGGACGCCGAGGGGAAACGGAAACAGTTCCGCAAGCGGTATCGCACCGAGAAGGAAGCCCGCGACAAGCTCGACGAGATCCGCGGCGACGTCGCCAGGGGCGTCTACGTCTCCCCCAGCGCACGCACCCTCGGCCAGGCCATCGAGGACTGGCTGGCCGGCAAGCGGGCCGCCGACCGCGCCGAGTCGACCACCGACGGCTACGCGGAGAAGCTGTCAGTGGTGATCGACCAGCACAGCGACACCGAGGTACAGAAGCTCACCAAACGACACCTCGATGACCTGGTGGCCGCGCTGCGCAAGGGCGGCGTGCTGCTGACCCCGGCCGGGAAGCCCCGCAAGGCATGGTCGCCAAGGTCCATCAACTACCTGCTCGGCCTGCTGGTGTCGATCCTGGAGTCCGAGCAAAAGCAGGGCCACGTCGTCCGCAACGTTGCCGCTCTGGTCGACCGCGTCGAAGCCAACCCCACGCCACCTGATCCGCTCGACGAAGCGGAACTGGACAAGGTGCTGGCACACATCGAAGGCGACCGATACGCCGTCGCATGGTGGCTCGGCCTCGCCGGGTTTCGCCTCGCCGAGATCAGCGGCCTGCGATGGTCGGACGTCGACCTCGACGCCAAGACGGTCAAGGTGGAACACACCCGGCTCCAGCGCGGCAAGAAGCACATCGAGAAGGCCCCCAAGTCGCGCGCTGGCCGCCGAGAGCTGCCGCTGCCGGACGATCTCTACGCGGTGCTCAAGGCGACCCGCAAGATCCAGGCTGTCGACCAGCTCCGGCTGGGCGAGGCGTACGAGGCGAGCGGATACGTGGTGGCCAACGAGGCCGGCCGAGCGTTGACACCGAACGCGATCGAGAACCGTTGGGCTCGGATGCTTCAGGCGGCCGGGGTGCGGCATCACCGTTTGCACGATGCACGGCATACCTGCGGGACGCTCATGCACCTGCGCGGCGTGCCGACCGCGTTGATCTCGGCGTGGCTGGGCCACGCGTCCAAGGCGTTCACGCTGCAGACGTATGTGAATCCGAAGCCTGAGGCTCTGACGATCGCGGCGCAGAGTTTCACGCGAGTTGTGACAATCCGTGACAATTCCGGGCCGTGATACGAAATCAGCCCCACTCGAAAGTGGGGCTGATCTGCGTGGCAGGTACAGGATTCGAACCTGTGTAGGCGTAAGCCGACGGATTTACAGTCCGCTGAACGGGATTCGCACGTGT